TTGAGGGCTCATGGGATGAGCTATCCATGGATCGCACAGAACACAGGCGGATGGGATCACACAACTATTCTTCATGGCGTCAAGATGCACGCCACCAGACTAATGAATAAGAAAAGTTCATTGCACAAGACTGCTTCAGAAATGAATGACACATCGAAAATATATAACGAGATCGCTAGTCTGAGAGAACAACTTGTGCAGATTGATAAACAGCTGAATGAACTGAGTGTTCATAAGCGACAACATACATATAGAATAAACGATCTCGTGGAATTAATGTATCGCAGCACAGAAAACATGGAGATGTTACATGCAGAAGAAGCACCAGAAGAACAGGACAACCCTTGCGTACAGGATCTGGAGTGTAACGGGGTACGAAGAGAAGCTCTCGCTACTTGACAGGCAACCGCGCTTCACATGGGTGGCCCGCTTTATAGAAGGTGTGGTCGAGTTCTTTACTGCAGAGGAACCGGTACACCATGCGGGGGGTCCATGCCGGAAGTGTAACAGCACCCGGTACGCACACTATGAGATGGCCATGTACGCAAAGGCTCGCTTTGGGCAGAGGAAGCCGAACGTTTCAGTATACGCATAAGGAGGGGACTAACTGTGGACATAGTTACAATAGACTTCGAGACGTACTACGATAAAGAGTTCAGCCTGTCCAAGATGACGACTGAACAATACATCAGGGACCCTAGGTTCGAAGTCATAGGTGTAGGACTCAAGATCAACAACAACCCGACTGACTGGTACAGCGGGTCTAATGTCGGAGCGTTCCTCAAGGGACTGGACTACTCAGACAAGGCTATACTTGCACACCACACGGCGTTCGATGGTGCCATTCTGGCATGGAAGTATGGCATAAAGCCCAAGCTGTGGCTGGACACCCTGTCCATGGCCAAGGCTAAGGTCGGACAGACACAGAGCGTGTCACTCGCTAACCTGTGCATGGCCTATGGGCTGGGGGAGAAGGGCAAGGAGGTAGTCCATGCTCTCGGCATGAGGCGCAGGGACTTCACACCTGACAAGCTCGCCACTTACGGTGACTACTGCATCAACGATGTCGAGCTTACGTACAAGCTGTTCAAGGTAATGGCTAAGGCATACCCATCCAAAGAGCTTGCCATCATTGATGCAACGTTACGGCTCTACACGGAGCCGATGATTGAACTGGACCCGGACAAGCTGGCCACACATCTGGCTTACGTGAAAGACCAGAAGGCTGTGCTTATGCAGCGCCTTGCCGAGGAGGGTATCAGCACTGAAGATCTGATGAGTAACAACAAGCTGGCACATGTGCTCCTCAAGTACGGCGTACCACCACCTACCAAGCAGAGCCCCACCACTGGCGAGATGGCGTTCGCGTTCTCCAAGACAGACAAGGAGTTTACTGACCTACTCAACCACGAAGACACAACTATCCAGAACATCGTGGCTGCAAGGCTTGGGGTTAAGAGCACGCTGGACGAGACCAGAACCGAGGCGCTGATCGGGGTGCAGGAGCGCGGCCCCCTGCCTGTCATGCTTAACTACTATGGCGCACATACGGGGCGCTTCTCGGGGGGTGACAAACTCAACATGCAGAACCTCCCTCGCGGGGGGGCCATACGCAAGGCCATGAGTGCGCCTGATGGATACGTGTTCTGTGTAGTGGACAGTGCGCAGATCGAAGCCCGTGTGCTGGCGTGGCTGGCAGGAGAAGACCACCTCCTCGATGCGTTCCGTAACAAGCGGGATGTGTACAGCGAGTTCGCCTCCAAGCTCTACGACAAGCCGATCACCAAGGCTGACACGCGCGAGCGGTTTGTTGGTAAGGTGTGTATTCTGGGGCTGGGCTACGGCCTTGGACACGCCAAGCTGCAGCTAGTTCTGCAGTCAGGGGCGATGGGCATGAAGGTCAACATGTCCATGGACGAAGCGGTCAGTACTGTGCTCAAATACCGTGACACTAACCACCGTATCAAGGGGCTGTGGGCGGAGGCAGGCCACGCACTGGGAGCCATGGCACGGGGTCAGGAATACGTACTGGCCAACAGGTTCAGGTGTCATGACAACAAGATAGAACTGCCTAACGGGATGTCACTGCAGTACCCTATGCTCAACGTGTCGGGCAACAACCAGTACAGGTACTGCTCATCCGCCCCTGCATATAAGTCTATCATGACCGGACGTCTGGCCGGTGACAATATGGACGATCTCCCGTGGACGTACATCTACGGAGGCAAGGTTATCGAGAACCTCGTACAGGCACTGGCCACGTGCATCATCAAAGAACAATGGCTTCGTGTTAATGCAAGTAACAAGTATAAAGTTGTACTGCAGGTACACGACGAACTGGCTGCGCTTGTACCGAGGGACAAAGCAGAAGAGGGACTAGCCTACATGATGGATGTCATGTCCACACCACCAGAGTGGGCGAAGGATCTACCTATTGCCTGCGAAGGTAGCGCGGCCAAGTTTTATGGAGATGCCAAGTGAGCGATGGACATGACAACGTAATCGACTTGTTCGCTCTGCAATCCAACAAACAGAAGGCGGTCAAAGAGCTACTTACCCAAGCGTTTGAATATGTACACGCCAACCCAGCTGTAACCGAAGCAGTACTTGTACTGAGTTCAAAGGACAGCGTGGCTACATACAAGACAGCACTGCAAGATCCGTTTGTTTTCCTAGGACTGCTGGACTTACTTAAGTACAGGACATTGCGTGATGAGTTCTGACCTAGCCGAAGACACAATAGTTAAAACGACAGCGCCTCCGCAGGGGCATTGGCGAAATAAATTTTGGTCGGCTGACGGGTGGACATTGTGCGATCCCGGTGCGATACACATCGACAAGAACACCTGCATACTAAGCGAACGTTATACATCTGAAGCTGAAGCAGAACGCGGAGCCAACATACTAATGTATGCGGCAGAGGATCCGGCTGACGTATGGTATGATCCGAAGAGCGTGTTGATTTATATCGGTGCAGTTTTTATAAAGGAAGAACCATGACCGATGTCCAGCTAACGCACTCGTACTCTGCACTCAAGTTGTTCGAGAACTGCCCGAAGAGATACTACCACCAACGTATTGCACGTGATGCAAAGGACGAGGGTGGCGAGGCGTCCAAGCACGGAGAGCGGGTGCACAAGGCGCTGGAGAAGAAGCTTCTAGGAGAAGAAGAACTACCTACAGAACTGCAGGCAGTGACTGCAGTATGTGATACACTTAGCGCAAGCAAAGGAGAACTTGCCCCAGAGAAGAAACTTGCACTTAGCACTAGCCTTAAACCGTCAGGCTGGTGGGATAGTGACACGTGGATTCGTGCACAGATTGACGTTTTAATTGTTGACGGTGACACAGCTACTGTTCTAGACTGGAAGACCGGTAAGCGTAGACCCGACGCATATCAACTTGAGCTTTCGGCGATGATGGTATTCACCCATCAGCCAGAGGTTACAAAGGTGGACGCGGGATTTTTATGGTTACAGGATAAGAAGCTAGACCCGTATAAATATACACGGGGTATGTACGACCGTCTACTTAACACCACACTAGGTAAAATCAACAGAGTAGAAGAAGCACTAACGCATGATGTATGGCCAGCAAAACCAAGCGGCCTATGCAATTACTGCCCGTGCAAATCTTCCTGCCTGTATGCAAAGAGGTAACAATGACTATCGAAGCTATCTACGAACAGATCAAAAGCACTAATCAGGAACTGGAATTTGCCCGGTTGCAAGCAGCCGCCGCAGCAAAACAGGTTGCTGTATACGAAAAGAAAATCAGGGATCTTGTTGCACAATTGGCTAAGCTTACGGGCGTATCTGTAGGCAACAACACCAAGGCAACCAAGATTGTCTACACAGAAGACGAGGATAACAAGCTTCGTGATCTGTGGGGTCAAGGCGTTACCGCTCGTGAGATCGGCGACACCCTCGGTAAGAACCCCGCCAGCGTTAACTCACGTATCGTCAGGCTCGGTCTGAGCCGCAGGCCGCGAACTAAACAGAACGCTGCATGAGCAGGGCAACCCCCGAGAACCGCGTCAAGAAGATGCTGGACACCATGCTCAAGCAAGAGCGGGTGTGGTTCTTTTCACCGCAGTCAGGACCTTACGGCCACGCTGGTATCCCGGATCGGGTGGCGTGTGTTTTCGGGAGGTTTATAGGGATAGAATGCAAGGCAGATGCGAGCAAGAAGCCGACTGCCTTGCAGGAACTATGTGCGGACAGGATACGCACAGCAGGCGGGGCGTGGTTCCTCGTCTATGACACAGACACCATAGAAAAAGTGCGGGAACATATCCATGATTGTCGTCGAGCAAGCGAGGGCGCTCGCGCTCAAGCTTAACAACCCTGAACGGGTACTGTCTACAATACCTACAGCTAGGATGTTACACAGAGACGGCATAGATCTGACAATTGTGCCGCACAAACTGGACGAAGTTAAGGTCTTACGTAACCTTGGCATCAAGGCTCCGTCGCCCATACTTTACTATTACGACTGGCCCGGACGGTTCAAACCTTACGAGCACCAGCGCAAGACGGCTGAGTTCCTGACATTCCACAAGCGCGGTCTTGTGCTGAACGAGATCGGCACAGGCAAGTCCATCAGTGCGCTGTGGGCAGCTGACTACCTCATGGAACGCGGCGACATAAAGAAAGTCTTGATCGTGTCGCCTTTGTCCACGCTGGAGCGGGTGTGGGGTGATGCGATCTTCTCTGAACTTGTACACCGCAAGGCAGTGACACTTCACGGCACTTCGGAACGTCGCATGAAACTACTCAAAACAGATGCAGACTTCTTCATTGTAAACCACGACGGTTTTGGAATCATAGCTGACGCTACACACGGCATGTTCGACCTGATCATTGTTGATGAAGCAGCTGTGCTGCGTAACCCCGGCACAAAGAAGTTCAGGATCCTTCGACGCTGGCTACAGGAGAACCCTGCAACACGCGCGTGGCTCATGACTGGGACACCTACACCTAACGAACCGACAGACGCATGGGCGCTGGCCAGACTTATCGATAGCCCCATGTGCACGATGCCTTTCACAGCCTTCCGCGAGAAGGTTATGCAGAGGGTGGGCCCCTACCGCCTTGTGCCTAGGCCAGACGCCACGGAGATTGCCAGCAAGATGCTGCAACCAAGCGTCAGGTTTACACGGGATGAATGTTTCGACCTGCCGGAAACAGTTGTACAAACCCGTAAAGTTGTGTTGACTGCCGAGCAGGAGACGCACTATAAGAGCATGATGAAGACGCTGATCGCAGACTTGGCAGGAGGGCAGATCACTGCAGCCAACGACGCAGTTAAAGCATTGAAGCTTATACAGATTTGCTGCGGCGTGGCGTATGGGGAGGACGGCAAGAACATACATCTGGACTGCTCGCCACGCATCAGGGCTGTGCGGGAGGTGATCGAAGAGATCGGCGACAAGGTTATTATTTTCGTACCGTTGACCGGTACACTGCGCATGTTGGAGGAGGAGCTAAGCAAGGACTATACAGTTGGTGTAGTTAACGGGGAGGTATCGTCTTCAAAGCGGGACGTGATCTTCCACAACTTCCAGAATACCAAGGACCCGCACATACTTATCGCGCACCCTGCAACCATGGCTCACGGCCTGACGCTGACAGCAGCGCGGACAATCATCTGGTACGGACCGATCAACTCCAACGAGACTTACGTACAGGCATGCGGACGGATAGAAAGGATAGGCAAGAAGTATACATCAAACATAATACACATAGAATCCACAGAACTAGAACACCGGATGTACGAGAGACTCAAGAACAAACAAAACGTGCAAGGTGTTCTGCTGGACCTGATCCAACAACAGAGGGTGTGACATGACAATCACGATAGACAGCGTGATCGCAGGGTATCTGCGGTTGCGTGCGCAGAAGCAAGAGATAGAAGCTGAGACCAAACAAAAGACCGCTGCCATCGATGCCAACATGGACAAGCTGGAAGCATGGCTAAAGCTTAAGGCAGAAGAGACAGGGGTTACCAGTTTCAAGACAGACCACGGGACAGCGTTCCTGACTACGGTTGACTTCGCCAACGTGGCGGATTGGGACGCTGTACTGAACCACATCAAGACAACGGATGCATACGACATGCTGGAGAAACGCGTCAGCAAGACTGCGGTACGCGCCTTCATCGAGATGCATCGCACTGTTCCTCCGGGTATCAACTACGGTACGAAACTTGAGATCAACGTCCGCAAGCCTGCGGCGTCGGCATAGAAAGGAAGCATATGACTAATCTTATTCCAGCTAACATGACTGTACCGGCGCACTTGGCCGGTCGAATTGGCGCTAGCTCATCCCTGAGCAAGGCGCTCGGTGGCGGCATCGGTGGCGGCGAGTCCATCCCCCGTATCTCCATCAAGGGCTCGCGATTCCGCATCGTGGAAGGCAAGACCGAGACTGTACTCAACACGGTTACCCTTGATGTCATCGTTGTCGGTGCAAACCCGCGTCTGTCCAAGACGTTTTATGCAGGACAGTGGACGCCTGACAACGAGCCGGGTGCGCCCGACTGCTTCTCCATGGACGGCGTTCGCCCGCACAACGACTCGCAGCACAAGCAGTACGACATGTGTCAGGGTTGCCCGCAGAACGCATGGGGCTCCAAGGTAACGACGCAGGGTAAGGAGATCAAAGCCTGCTCTGACCACAAACGACTGGCTGTGGTGGCGGCTGACGATCCCGGTGGCCCGGTCTACCTGCTGCAGGTTACTCCGGCTGCGCTGCAGGGACTTGGCAAGTACCAAAAGGAACTGTCATCCCGTGGTATTCCAGTAGAGATCGTGCGTACAGTGATTGGCTTCGACACAGACGCCAGTTTCCCCAAGCTTACCTTCAAGTTCGGCGGCTTCATTTCGGAAGAAGCGCAGCAGCTGACATCCCCCCTCCTCGATAGCGACGAGATCATGCATGTTACAGGACAATCAGAAGGATCCACACATCAGGACGCGGCCCTTCCCGCCCCGCCCCCTCCTCCTCCGCCTCCTCCCCCGCCCCCTCCGCCCCCGCCCCCACCCGCCGCTACGGCTAAGAGAGGATTTGCTGCTCAAGCTGGTAGCGTGGGTGTTGCTCCCGCTGTTCCTGTGGGCGGTGTTAATAACGTTATGCCTAACGATAATGGCAATGCTGGCGTGGCTAGTCTCGCTGCTGTGAAGCGTGGCCGTCCTGCCAAGCAGGCTGTAGCCGAAACCCCTCCGGGTTCGTCACTCGTAGACGACATCGCATCTCTGCTGGCGGGGATGGGATCAGATGACTAGCACTGACATAGACTTTCAGAAAGTAGAAAGCTTGCGACGGCATATGCTTCTCAACACTGCAGATATGGCACAGTTGTTGGGAGTAAGCCGCGTGACCTACTATAACTGGGTCAAGGGCAGGCCGGTCAGGAAAAGCAACGTCATAACAGTGAAGCATAAACTCAGGGGTTTATTGAATGTCATGACGGTGCACAGCTGGCCCCCGCCTAACGTCATCGCCATGGATCCCAAACAAAGACTAGAGAAGCTGCTTGAGGTTCTTAAATAGTTTCGCTTACTGTGCGAGGGGCATCACCCCTCGCACGAAAGGGCTCGCTTATGGACACGCTGGAGTTTCTCCGGCGAGTTCTTCCGTCATCCGGGTACTACTGTGCGTTCAACGTAGATAACAGACAGCACGGTTTTTTTGCCACGATAGAAGAACTAGCCAGCATCTCTGTCCGCATGGATGAGATGGGGAGAAACATATACTACGCTATATCTTCGTTCGTAGAAAACAAGGGGAGGAAACAGGCTAATGTCAATAGAACCAAGGTCATCGCACTCGACGTAGACGTCGGTAAGTACGACGCATCCGGTGAGCTACGCAATAGTTATGCCACGTTGCAGGACGCAGGCCGCGCAGTAGCAGAGTTCATATCCAAGACAGGACTGCCCGACCCGCTGATGGTCTTCAGCGGCAATGGACTGCACATGTATTGGGTAATGACACGGGACCTGACGCCCGAAGAGTGGCAACCTCTGGCCTCTGCGCTAAAGGTACTGGCCGCAAGGCATGTCATCATCGACCCCTCGGTAACAGAAGACAGCGCCCGCGTTCTCAGGGCTGTCGGTATTACTAATAGGGGCAGCGGTAAAAAAGCTAAGCTTATTCGTGACGCAGCGGACGTGGATCCACTGGAGTTCGCGCGTGTCCTTGGCGGGGCAGGCGTCTTCAAAGCCCCACTGCAGGCACAACCGGTGCGCAAGACCACACTGCTGGATAACCTAGCAGTAAAGAGCGATCACCCGCTTGGCGTGCCGGGAGTTATTGTAAGCAAGTGCCAGCAGATCAGGGATGCCATCAACAAGCCTGACAGCGTGCCTGAGCCGCTTTGGTATGCGCTGCTAGGGGTGGCTGCATTCTGCGAGAACCCCGAACAGACGGCTGTTGAGTGGAGCAAGGGGCACCCTCAGTTCTCGGAGCATGAGACTGTCAGGAAGCTGGAGCAGTGGAAGAAGAACGCCACTGGTCCTACACTCTGCACCAAGTTCGAAAGCGAGAACCCTGACGGCTGCAAAACCTGCAAGCTCAAGGGCAGGATCGCATCACCTGTCCACACAGGACAGTCCTATAAAGAAGTTGCGCAGAGTTCAGCAGCAGACCCCATAGCACAGGCAGTGCCCCTGCCCAAGCCATTCAAGCGCACAGCACAGGGCATCAAGATGGTTATCGACGGCGTCGATACGGATGTGTGTGCGTTCGACATCTATCCTACAAGCTATGGCAAGGACGAGACACTGGGATACGAAGTCGTTCGCTTTATGTGGGACAGGTCTCACGTAGGGTGGCAACCGCTTGTCTTGCGTCAGGCTCTGCTGACTGACGGCCATCGTGAGTTCGCCACTGCACTGGCAGATCAGGGCATCATATTCCAATACAAGAAGCTGACAGAAAGCTTTCAGTACATGTTGCGCTCATATGTAGACAGCCTGAAGAAGACGACCCGCATGACTAACCTCTACTCCTCCATGGGGTGGAAGGAAGAGTTCTCGCAGTTCGTCATGGGCGACTCTGTAATACGTCTTGACGACAGTGGCTCCGCACACGAGGAGCATATCACCTTGTCCGCTCCGATGCAGCGGCAGGGCGGGGAGCTATGGGAATCTAAAGGCTCCCTTCAGGCGCAGGTGGATGGGCTCAAGGTACTCGAACGGGCAGACATGCCGTGGCACATGTTCGCCATGGGCGTCATGCTATCGGCTCCGCTCTACGAGTTTACAGGACTCAAGGGCCTGACCGTATCTCTCAACGGACCCACTGGCGGCGGCAAGACACTGACCCAGCTGTGGGGACAGAGCCTCTGGGGTAACCCGGACAAGCTGCACTTCACGAGTAAGTTCACAGTCAACGCTCTGTTCAACCGCATGTCTCTCTACCGCAACATGCCCATGACTGTAGACGAAGCGACCATGATGAACTCCAAGGACATTGGGGACTTTCTCTACTCAGTGACACAGGGCGCGGACAAGATACGTCTCAACCGCAACACGGAGGAGCGCGACAGCAAGCCTTACTTCATACCTGTTGTACTCAGTACCAACACCAGCATCGCATCCATGCTGATCGCAGCCGGGACAGAGACAGAAGCCCAGCTGGCCAGACTTCTTGAGATCAACGTGCCGTCGCATCCACTGTTCTCTAGGGACAGCACCGCAGGCAAGATGATCTACGATCATATCCATAGTAACTATGGGTTCATTGGTCGGGAGTTTGTATCCAAGCTGCTGGAGCTAGGGCCGCAGGCTCTCAAGGCCATGATCTCCCGTCACTACGAAGCCTTCCGCACCAAGTACAAGGCCAGCTTTGGCGGGCAGGAACGGTACTGGGAGGCAGCGGTTGTGCTTGCGGATCTCAGCTTCCACCTAGCGCACAGCTGGGGACTGATACCCTTCAAGTACGAACGCTCCATTGAGTGGATGCTTGCGCAGCTGGGAGCCATCCGCCGCTCTGTGGCAGACATCAAGCGCGACACCTTCGACCTCGTCTCTGAGTACGTCAACGATCATGCAGCCGTGCTTGTGACCGTCATGCATACATCAGGGATGAAGCCGCAACCTGACCACCACCGCATGCCCCGTGAAGACATACGCATCAGACTGGACCTCTACAGGAAGTCACTCAACGACAAGTTTGACAGGGGCACAATGCTTGTAGACCGGGTGCATTTCCGTCGCTGGCTTGCAGAGAAGCGATACGACTACCGTACCGTACTGCAGGATCTCACTGCGGAAAACGTACTGGCCACACCCAAGAGCAACAAGGCGTACCTAGGCAAGGATACTACAGCCAAGACAGCACAGACCTACGTAGTCGGTATCAATCTCAGTCACCCCAGACTGGTGGGGATCATAGACGATACCGAAAACGCACTGATGAACCTTACCCTAGGCCAGCTTCAACCTGTGCCATCTTCCAGCCCATAGATGCTGATCAGATCATTGACCATAGCCTCGGACGAATCCGGTGCAACCTTGAGGTAACGTGCAGCGGCGGGGATGGACGCTTCTTTACCGGCCTTCCTCGCCCGCTCTTCGAAGTCCTTGATGAAGAACGGCGTGTCTTTAGCGCTCTTGTTCCATTCCCGCACATCATTGGCGATCTCCCGCATGCGGGCGAAATCCTTGCGTACATATGCTTGGACATAGGCAGAGCGGTAACCTCCAGCGATTGCCTTGGCATAGTCTGCTGTATACTGACTGAGACGGATGACCCGGTTAGTTTGTGCAGATTCTGCCGGGAAGAACCCGAGCATACGCGCAAGTATAACTTCCGTTGAGACATCCTCGGAGATAACCTTACCCTTGGCGTCGGTGATCCTGCCATCGTTCAGGTAAGTCAGGCTGTCAACCCAACCTTTGACGGCAGAGGACGGCGAGTTCCTCAGGATCTCAGGCAGCGTCATGGTCTTGTCAGTAAGTCCAGTGCTGGCCACGCCCCAGTGCGCCAACTGGAAACCTGTATTCAACGTACCGTGCATAGCCGAGAACACCGGCCCCGCCAGCTGCATCAGCTCTCGACCCGGATCAGCCCCTGCGCGGAACATTCCTGAACCCGGCAGGATATCTCCCATTGATATCTTGCTCGACACGTTGAACCCGGCTTCGTTAAGGATGCCGTTCATAAGTATCCTGCCGTGCCCACCCGTGACGTTGTTCAGGAGATTAGCAATCTCAGCTTCAACACTTGGGATCGGGAGCTTAAAGAACTGGATAATTGTATCCGCGATGTCGAACAGGTCTTCGGCTCCGGGGAGAGCCGCTATACCGGCCAGTATAATGATAGTAGCGGCAAAAGTTATCTGTCCTTTTATCGGAAGAGCAGCAGCCATCTGCATCGTCACAACTTGCGGCATCCGGTACATAAAGATGTACTGGGTGAAGTGGTTACGGAAAAGTTCTGGTCTGTTGTATTGGTTGTAGTCACCGTTGGTCTTGATGACCGCTTGGCCGGTGCTTTCGTAGACATCCTTATATACTTGGCTGGTATTGAGTTCGTTTATGTTCTTTGTATTAAAGATACCGCCGTCAATCTTTGCTGCAATCGCTCGCTGCTTGTAGAGCCTGTAAGCTGCAAGAGCAGTTACCATACGGACGGTCCGCTCCATCCAGCTGAAGAACGACATCGACACCTTGAGTATCTGGGCGGGAAGTCCTCGGCTGACACCGCTGCGGGACGTATGCAGCAGGGTGTTGGTCTGTGCCGGAAGAAGGTTGCCACTCTCAGCCTGTCCGAGAAACATGAACGCTTCGTCGAGCGTAAGGCCGTAACTTCCATACTCGTTGTTCTCTATCATACTGCGAAGAGCTGCAGCGTCTTGCAATGCTTCTTGCTTGAGCGGGTTTGCTACATTCCCAATTGCGCTGAATATCTCCAACGTTGACGCGACAAGGCCGAACCCGCCGCCATAACCGCGCTTCGGATTATAGAAGGAGAGATACGGGATGACGTTGAACGGAAGCGTAATGGCCTGAACCAGACCGGAAGACACGTTCAAACTCAGTTGCAGAAAGACAGCTGCGTTCTTCAACGCGCCGCCCTGTTCAGTCAGGATGCCTTCAGTCGGGTCAATGATGTTATCCGACCGCTGGTAGTAGTTGAGCAGTTTCTTGCCATCGTCTCTGAAGCGTTCACCTTCACCCAACGTCTCTATGTCTATCGTTGTACCGTCAGCCTTCCAGAACTTGATTTTGTTAGGAGAGTTAGGGCGTTTGCCCGCCATGTGGACAAAGCGGTATGCATATCTAGAGTAGTTCTCGTGCGCTATATGGGCCAAAGCTGCATTGCCGCTGGCCTTGGCTGATTCCCATGCAGTACGCAGATCTCTAAGTTGCTTCTCACTGCCGTACCAGTTGTCGCGGTTCGACATGATCTCGTCGGTGCGATGAGAGTACCGATCACCGCTGGCTACATGCGCGCCCGTCTGCACGTCAGTAGTTACGCTCTGTACGATATCCGGGTTCCAACCAACCGTACCAGAACGCAGCATGTTGCGGCGGGCAGCAGATTCCTGCGCCGTCATGGCTTGGATGATAGCTTCTTTCTGATCAGGGTTAAGATCAATGTTCATGCGCAGAAGCGTTCGCAGGAAGTCGCCGAAATCCACGGAGCTACCGAGCGGCGGAAGCTTGCCTTTCTCTGAAGTTACTACGCGGAACTTGATTTTAGTTGTGGGCGCTGGCTCTCCTGCCAGCGGAGGCTCTCCCGTTTCGAACAGGAACTCCTGATTTTCGAAAGGCTCTTTGAGAAGATAGGCCATGTCGTTGGCTGCGGCTTCATCAGCCACCATGAAATAGGGAAGCAGGGATTTGATCCCTTTGCCTGTTTCAATTGCTCTATCCGTACTGGGGTCGTATGCTTCAAGCCTGACTTCCCAGTTCCCACGGCGCATGAGCGGGACATAGCCCATGGCAATCGTGTTCTTTGCCCGTTCTTCTGCATTATATATAGCCGTACTAAGAACAGCATGATCCGCATACAACGGATTGATGTACTTTATCTGGGTCTCTTGGCTGATGCCAAGCGTGTTCATGTGTTCAAGTTCTGCTATGAACTTATCATCAATACCAACCGCAGTTTTAAGCGGACCTGTAATATACTTTTCTGCGATTTCTATTTGGTCGCCTGCAGCATCGCGTTTGATGCCTTTCCAGTCATTGAGCTTGGGCTTGCTGTGTAGCGCCTTAAGAACTTCGACAAAAAACTGATCGCCATTCCTAAGTGTTCTGGCGGTTGGCGTATCTATGCGTGTGACAGTGCCGTCCTTAGCCTGCGACAGGTGAATGATTTCGAGATACTTGTTTTTGACATCAAAGAAGAAATCGATTTCGCGCTGGCCAATCGGAACCGTTGACTTGATAAGACCAAGTTTTCGTTTCATCTCGTCAAGATATTCAATGTATCTTTCGTACTTGGATTGCAGAAGGTCCTTGGCTTTCTCCTGCTCAACCGTGAGCAGTTCCTTGAACATAATCCATTCCTTACTGTCCTTCGTAAGGTCAGGCATAGCCTCAAACTTCAGCGTTACCGGCTTGATGTTTGCTGCCATTGCATCTTCAGTTACCAGTGCGTCGAACCCTTTCCTAAACAGATTGATGTCAGGTTCGACAAAGCTGGTAATCTTGTTCAAGTTGTCCGTATTAAAGACGAAGATGCCGCTGTCCATGTTTCCAAGCGGACCGATTTTGGCGAGATCGCCCTGCACTGTACGAACTTCAACACCAAGCTCGCGAGCTACCCTTCTGAGGAGCGTGGTATTCTTGATGCCTTTCTGTTTTTTGTCGCTGTCCAGATCAGTGTCGGCAACAGGCAGTCCATCGCCATCCAGATTGACGAACTCTTCGTTAGCATTCAGCGCCTTCAGTACAATCTTAGCAGTATCAAGCGTCTTCTGCATGTCTTCAGTGACAGGCTTGCCTGCCTCATCCGCAACCGCCTTGCGCACCCCCTTGGCAAGTTCGTCTATGCTGACTGTCTTACGCAGAAGGTTCTGCCGGTATAGCGTGTAATGGGACGCCATCTTACCAGCTTGAAGACGTTCTTCCTCCGTAGCATATGAATCTGTCACGCTGAACTTCAGCATGTCCATGTACTTCTGGATAAGACGTTGCGTGTTATTTGCTTGGTCTTGGAATAGCTTATACAGCTTGGCTAGACCCTCACTGAGATCGCCCTTACTATCCAGTGACTGGATAGCTTCCGAGACTTTCGCAGTACGTGACTGCACTTTCCGCCATATGTTACGACTGCCTTTAACAGCCGCTGCCGTGGAACGCGGGAGCAGTGTTTTGCCTTGGCTATACTTTTTCTGCAGATCCACCGCACCAGCAACGGCGGCGTCAAACGCTGCACTGTACGCAAGCGTAGGACTGACAGCCGGAAGCGGGCTGGCAGAGAAGCGCCCGATGGCACCTTCAATTGCCAAATCACTCATGTTGGCGCGTATCGTAGCTACGTTGAACACAGTGGCCGGGGCTTCTTCGCCCTTCTTGACGTAACGCCCTGCGAGCCGGATGAGGTAGCGTGCCATCTCGTCGCCGAACTTGATGCCAATCAGGTTGAGTGCGTCCTTGATGGCGTTCCACACTTTGAGTAGTGTGTTGTTCTCAAGCTGCGCAGCAATGTCACTGAGTGCTTCTTCAGCCGCCTCAATCTCATCTATCTTGTATAGAAAGGCCTTCTCCCGCGCCTTGCTCCGAAGCCTGCGGTCAGTCGCAAGTACTTCAGTCAGCAGGGTGGTCAGGTCAGCATCAGAGAAGATAGAGCGCAGGCCGAAGTGACCCAGCGTCTCGTGTGCCAGAACTGTCTTGAGATGCGTATCAGTCTGTATCTTGCTGGTAAGGATGATGATATCATTACCAAACGCATACCCATCAAAGTTACCGGACTCGAACTCCTCCGGTGCGCTACGCGCCCGCCGCGCCCGCTCATAGAGTTCCGGGTTGCTGAGCTTCAGGTTCTGGATGTTTATGTATACGTGGACCTTGGGCTTGACCTTGAACCCGTTGACGATCTTGGTGACCGTGGCCTTGGCCTTGAGGAAATCAACGCCCTTGTTAATAGGGAGTGCTGTGCCGTCATTGCGGATGAACCGGGCGGTACCTAGTACCTCCAGTAGAGCGTCTTTTAGACCCTCGCTTTCTTTTATGAGCTTGTCAAACTGCTCTTTGGTTATGACTCCGTTTCTTACATAATTTTGCGCCAGTTTAACAAGGCCCGGTCTATCGGTGTCGGGTAGGGCACCTACGGCTTCGATGTACTTGGCGTTCTTTGCGGGCGCAGGTTCATCGACAGACTCGGCAACTGCCGCAGGCGCAGTCTTAGGGGTGGCAGGATCTACCGCAGACGCTTCCGTGTTGAACTTATTAATAGTAGAAGCAAGGGCTGCGTTCGCCCTGTCCTGCATATTGATACGGATAGTTAGCTTTATATCGTGTGAAACTGCATAGGCGTACCACGGACGAACCTGTCCAGTTTGAGCACCGGTTTTATAAATTGCGTCTACGGATTTTTTGTCTTGGTTGTTTATAACATCCGCAAATACTTCGTTGAACGCCTGCCTGTTGCTGGCATCCATAACCCTAAATGCTGCAGAAATTTCTTCCTGCTTTTCCTTTATTGCTTTGCGTTTGCCTGAGTTTGTTTCCAGCGTAGAAGCCAAGAAAACAAACTCGATAAGTTTCTTGGCCGCAGCCTTAAACTCCTCAATCTTAGTCACGTCTGTCTTAGGGAAGTCCGTGGCGACAAGTTCTTTGAAGACAGCTTGCGCTTGTTCTACAGTTTTGATTTCCCGAACAGTCGGCTTTTTGGAAACCCCTTTATCCTCTGCAGGTCCTTCTTTGGCGGTGCTCGCTCCGGCAGGCTCAGCTGCTCGCCCTCTGCCAGCAGTTGCTCCAGCAGCTGCGGGTTGTTTTGTTCCAGCCACCGTCGTTGGGCTTGGCTCTTTAGGGACAAGGTCTGCCTCTCTCTCTCTAAACGCAGCGTATTCAGTTTTTACTTGCTCAACAAGTTTTTCAAATTCTTGTTTCAATACGTTAGTGGTTTCACCAGTGCGGGCACGAGCTTCGCGGGCACGAGCTTCAAGATTTTCAAAATCTGTTTTGAGTTTTTTAAGCGTATTGGAAACTGCGTATTTTTTTTCACCGACAGCCGCTGTGATATGTTGCGAAATGCTACGGATAGCAGCCGCAGGGTTCTTAGCAAACAGGCGGACAGCGTTATCAGAATCTGCAATAGCAAATTGCAGACGCTCGTTTATATCTGCTACTGAAGTTTGGTATTCTACATAACGCAGCCCTTTGTCTCGCTCGACTCTAACAGCGCCATCGTTTTCATCTACTGCGGCACCTTTAGGTCCTTTCTGCAGTGTTTCTTTTTTGGACGCAGCAGGTTTAGACGCAGCAGCTTTCGCTTTTGCCGAACCTTGCTTCAAGTTTTTGGGTACGGGTTTTTTACCGGTGGGCGGCGTAGGCGGCGGAGCGGGTTCGAAAGAAGCAACCGCCTCTTCTATACGGCGGTATATATCTTCTCTTGTGTCTCTCTTAGTGGTTTTGATTTTCAGTTTAGCAGCCAAGTTCTTCAGCCGCTCTCTGTTTGGTAGCTTACCAGGGGCAGTAACGTCTTTTACCATGGCACGCGCATCGTCTAGTGCCGTAGCCTCAGACGCAGCAGGCTTAGGCGCAGCGGCAGGTTTAGAAGCAGCAGCGGACTTTTTCCCAGCTGTTTTAATCTTGGCGGCTCCGCGTGCAGGACCAGTGGGACCAGCGGGCGCAGTGGGGGGTACGACAGGGGCCGGGGGCGGCTCTTGTTGCCGCTGCGGACGGCTCAGGATATTAGGGCTAACTCGATAAGGATCGTTGGGGAAGCTTATGGGCGGTCGCTGCTGCAACCTGTTGCGCCTGATTGTACCGGATGATGGCTGATAGCTGAACATCTCCCGCTGCCCGCCCAACGCCGAGCTAGGAATAGGAGATACGACCGGCTGCGGAGCAGGAGGCAGAGCAGTAGTCTGGCCGAGACCCTCAGGCGCAAACATCTCCATCTGCGTACCAACAGGCGCGACAACAGGCGCAGCGGCAGCAACAGGCGGGGCAACAGGAACAGCGGCAGCGTCGAACCCGGCACCAGCTTCACGTGGCATACCTGAGGGACGAGGGAAACTATCGGGACCGAAGGGAGGCCCAAGATCCAGTTCACGTTGCGCAGTGTAGTCTACAAATGGAGCAGTAAGCCCGGCTGTTGGGACAGCGGGCGAGGGTGCGAACAGATCCAGTTGTGTAGGGCCAACAGGCGCAGGCGCGGTACCTAGATCCGCACCGGGGAAAAGCTCCATCTGACCCGGAGCCTTGCCAAGTTCTGTACCGCCAAACAATTCCCCCTGCGTACCTACGGGCGCGTTTTCTGCTAGTCTTGGCGGTGCAGCAGCCGCAGGCGCAGGCGGCGTCTTGAGAAGGTTGACAGGAGCAAGAGCATTGATCGCTCCGCCGACAGGGCCACCGAAGGCAGCGCCTGCAGCAAACGAATTTACCAGACGTTTGGCATACTCGTCAGAGTAGTCAGCGTCAGCGACCTGTTCGCCAGCTGCCATGAGGATGGCTTCTTGGCCTGCTTCGGTCGCACCGCCACCCAGTCCACCGATGGCAGTACCTGACGCAACACGTCGCGCCAGTGAAGGAGTAGTAACCGCATATTTTGGGTTGAGTATCTTATTGAATGCGAAGAACTCAGGTAGTGCTTCAAGCGCACCATAGGGCAGGCCGTATGCCAGTGCCGCCATCTTGGCGTTCACGTCGTTGGGATCGACACCCTGCTGGCGCAGTTCGCCGTACACATCCGACGCACCCATACGGTAGCTGTTGAGTCCGTTAAGGACTAGCGCTCCATAGTACCCGGCCTTCTCCCTGACGGCAGGCCCAAGCGCCTTCATCGTTGCAGTATCTTTAGCCTTCTTGGCGGCTTGGTATGCCAGCACGTCCTTGGAGAACTGCTTTTTGGCTTCCTTGGACAGGAGTTGTTTTGCAATAGTCTTGCCAGCGATAGAGCCTACGCCACCGGTCACAACTGCTTCAAGCACAGACGGCGTGAACTGTCCAAACGTAGCGATAAGGAACTCGCCTACATCACCAGCGTCTTGGATGCTAGTGAACTCACGCTGGAAGGGAGACAGCTGGTCCAGTCTCTGCTGCGCACCGCCTGCGATATCAGACCCAAGCTTCTCCGCGCCAACCAGTTGCAGGCCAGACCCCAGCAGCTGCTGAGATCCCGCGAACCCAATGTCCACGTTGCGCATGAACAGATCGCCGATGCCGGGCTCTCTTATGTTCTTGAGCAGGGCGCTGTAAGCGTTCTGGCTGAGCGGAACCCAGTCTGCTACTTCGTTACGCGGAAGTGCCTGCGGTGCGCCGCCTAAGTATTTCTCTGACTCAAGAGCGTTGGCGTAGTCGTCTTTGTTGAAGACAAACCCGTTGACGCCGATCTTACCAGTAGACGGACTGTACCCAATTTGCGGACCATACTGAACTTGGAACGGTTGCTTTTCCGTCTGCGCTGGGGCAGCGCGCAGGCTTTCCAGAGATCTAGTTGACTCCTCCGCCATGCGACGAAGGTTGATCATTGGGTCAGCAGAAGACGGCGCAAGGTTCTGCAAGCCAACGCCTGCGGTGGGCGTTTGCACGCGCCCCGGTACACGGATATCCAGCAGTGTCTGGTCGAGAGACGGGAGCGTAGGCGTATTAGGTGGCAACAGCCCCTCCTATTGTGTCGGCATGAGCCCGCCAGTTACAGGCGCTAGATATTCTGAGCCCGGAACCTGACCGCCCTTACCGTCTTCCTGTAGAAGGACTTTGAACAACTGATTACCCACGCTCATGAGCGTGACGCCTTCTGCGGTATTGAAGAACTTAGGATCAACCGTCTTACCTTGGTTGTTTATACGGGCAACCTCAACGGCCTGCCTGTATGCATTGTTTCCTTTTAGTGTTTCTATGTAAGCTTCTGCTTGTCTATCTGCCAGTTTCTCGTTGATAGTGAACCCAGATTTAGCGGCCAGTATCTGAAGTTCAGAGAAAGTCTTAATCGCAGCTTCGCTTTGCGCCGCACGGGTCGCGTTCACTGCCGCTGCGTAGGATTGGTCAAACATCATGCGAGTTTTGTCGATAACTTCCTGAAGCGTAATTCCCTGCTGGGAAAGTCTTCCGTTCACGATCTCGTTGTACTTACCGTCAGGTCGCGGCTGGAGTATGTAGTACCCCGGTTCTTTCCCGCGATAGTGGGATATCACCTGCGAAAGTCTTTGCGTTGCCATCGGGTCATCTACAATATCTCCAAGACCAACCATGCCTTGCAGGTGCACCAGCTTCATATCAAGCTGTCGAAGTTCTGCTACCGACTGCGCATACAATTCGGGTACCTGCTCATCTCGTGCTAGTACGGCCCTCTGGTATGCAGCCTGCCTAAGCGCTAGCGTCTGGTTATATTCAGCATCTACTACTGGCACAGCGTTACGGTAATCGGCAGGTTTTGCCTGTTCGACCGGAGGTACATATGCATTGGATGCAGCAGACGGAGTAGCTCCGAGTTGGGTAGTAACTCCCTTGAACTCATTAACGCGATTAAACCAGCCAGTAAATTGCGCTTGGCTAGGGTCTCTTGCAACAATGTCGCGGTAGCGTTGCTCTCTTAGCGCCAAGAATTTTGCCGGATCCATACCGGATTGTTGCAAAGCTTTACTAGCGAAACCTTTTCCTTGGTTAACCGCAGCATCAAACACCACTTCGCGCATCTCAGGCGGGAGTTGGTCGATGTTCATCCCGTCCCAGTAATCACGCTTGTAGATCGCAGCCGCTTCTTCCTTAGTCAGGTTGGCTATATCCAGATTTGGATACGATCTTTTACTGATGCCGTACTTGGTCTCTCCGCCTCGGTCAGCGGGGTTGTTAGCGTACCCACCTTCGCGACCCAGCACATTCTTGATGGCCTCTTCGGAGGTAGTCGCAAAAGCACGCTGCGTAGCTGCAGAAACCCTTGCTGCGGGAGTTTGGCTATTAACTCTAGCTAGTTCTTTGAACTGCTCCCCAGTTCTAACGGTGGTATCCCGCGTTACTGGGGTAGGAGCAGCGGAGATCCTCCCAGCTTCCAGAGACTTTACCCTATCCTCCAACTGCTGACGTTTTGTGTCCCATGTTTTATATTCGATAGAAGGACCGGCACCCGGTACTTCCGACTTGGTGGCTATCCGCAGCGGTTTCTTAGCCATATGATCGGCTAGTACATTTAGCGTAGATAGAATTTCTTTATCATAATACTGTTCAGCGGTTGACTTCGGTTTTCCGGCAGTCCTGCCTTTTATCTGAAGAGGCGCAACAGGAGCAGTAACACCAGCAGTAGGGGCAGCGGCAGGAGCAACACCAGCAGGGGCGGTGGGGGCAGCGGCGGGAGCAGAAGCAGCAACACCAACACCAGTAGCAGCGGGGGGAGGAGTGCCCATTTTGAATGCCATGGATGTCATGGCTCCGGGAACACCCGATAGCGCTCCCTGCACACCCGCAAAAGGAGTTTCTGGGCCTAGCGAATCTGCATATGCAGCTTGTTCAGCCACCGCCCTACGCCGCCGCGCTTCTTCTTCGTCAACGAACGCCTGACGGTCGCGCATGCGCGTGAGCGCGTCCCGCTCACCTTGATTGAAGGCCGTCGTACCAGTACCAAAGCTACGTGTCAGAAGACCGCCGATGTTCATGGTTTACCTACCTTACGCGGATCCAATAGAAGACGGCGTGTTTAAACCAACCCGTGGTTTAGTTTTAGGTTTTGCCTTGGGCGGGAACAGCGTGGTAGTAATATCACCAAGCGATTGTTGGATTCCTAGCTGGTCAGTTCTTGAACGATCCGAATAGCCTCTATAGATATCCAGCATACTTCCGTAAGCACCCTCAGGTGCGGACCTAGGCATCAGCCCTGCGCCGTAAGCAATCTTTTGATTTCTAATATCACTTCCGGTTGCAAGTCCTGACGCGAACGCAGTACTTGCATTACGCCCGGTATCAAGGCGGCGTCTTTGCCGGTCTGCCGCAAGAGCGGCTTCCCTACCTGTTTGCCCGAGACCCTTGCTGTAATCCTCTGTTGTTTGTTTCTCCACGGCAGCGCCTAGAAGCTGTTGCTCCTTGGCCTTTTGCTGTGCAAAGTACTCAGGATTAAACTGCTTGGCTTCATTTATAACATCATCGGCGAGTGCTATCTGTTTGTTGAACAGGTTTTGATCTGTTGCTTGTTTTCTCAAAAGGTCTTGTTTGAGCAACTCAACAGCCTGACGCTCTTCTTCAGGGACCCCCGCCATTGGATCTGATGTCATCATACCGGACGCAAGCATAGAACCGGCCTTGAGTGTAAGCTCCGCCAGTTTAGTTGGGTCTGTGAACTGCGCTGCAAGCGTACTTGGTACCTGTCCAAGTGCTTCCATGAAAGTAGTTGCTACTGGGGTTGCTACGTTACCCGCCGCGTTAAAACCATACTGAAGCGAATCTGCAACAGCTGACGAAGTCGTCGGTACGGAGGTTGCTGTCCCTGCTGTTCCCGCCGCTCCTGCTGTTCCCGCCGCTCCTGCTGTTCCCGCCGTTGGCGCACCTGCAAACGCTGACGCTCCTCCAGCAGCCCCTGCAAGCCCTCCGCCTATCCCTCCGAATAGTGCGCCTTGTCCTACGTTGCCTCCGGTAAGTGCAGCGTTGGCCGCACCAAGTCCAGCGCCTACAGCAGCTGATCCAAGAAACCCGCCAAATGCGGCGATCCCGGTGCTTGCTGCCAGCATCCCGGCAAGAGGCACCGCCACAAACGGAATAGCAATCGCAACTACAAACCCAAGGACTTTCTTGACGCCTTTAGACATTGATCACCTACAAAACCATCCGGAGGTATGAACAGGACTTGTTGAACCCAAACTTTTTGAGATAGATTGCGGCAAGGCGGGAGTTAGCATACGTGTCAATAAACGTAGCGCCATTGGCCTGAAGCCATTCGATGATGGGTTTCCAGAAATACGCTTTTACTGTCATAAGGTTACGTCCGCCCATCCCAACCACGTCCGCTCCCTTCTTCCCGTTCGTAGATTCGCAGAACCGAACCGCAACTGTACAGATAACCTGATTACTTTCCAGCGCAGCGAATATACCACACATCCCTGTTTGCGCTAGTAGATAGATATCCGTAGCAGTAATCTCGTCTACAACGATCTCGTTGCTCTTGCAGGATTCTTCATAGAGCGGTTCGAGTTGTGGCCAGTACTCCGTAGTTTGCTCAGCTGTTAGAAGAACCAGTTCCATTCGACCCATCTTTCCCAATCATCTTGTCAAAGAAGTCCGTGCCTTTTCTACGGACCACGTCTGATGGGATAACATATTCCCCTTCATGTGCAATAATCGGAACGCTGCCGTCCCTGTTCTTGCTGTTGGTGGGGAGGGATCCTCCCATACGCATCGAGGCGACCGGAGCCTGCATCGCGGCCTGAGGCATACCACCCATGGGCATACCACCTTGCGGAGCCGGGACCGGAGGCGCTCCCTGCTGGGGCTGCATTGCCCCGCCCTGTGACTGCGTCTGCGCTGCCTTCGCGGCAAGAAGGATGGCAAATACAAGACCTTGATCGTACTCTTGCGGGAGGTCCTGCTCCGTAGCGATGCCCTGCTGGATAGCAAACTGTCGGATCTGCGGATACATCTGCGGGTTCTGCGCTGCCACCTTGGCCAGCTGCGTCATCATGTTAAGCTCCTGCATGGTGATCTCACCAGACTGGAGGCCCGACATAATTGCCTGCTGCATCTGTTGAACCTGTTGTGGGTTCTGTTGCACGAACTTCTGAATTTCCAGTTCCATGGCCTGCGCAGACAGCGGTTCTGCTGGCTGGCCAGCTGGTGCGAGCCCTCCCTGCGGGCGGATAGGCATACCACCGGGACCGACCATGCCGCCCTCCTGATACGTAGGCAGGATACCAAGCTGCCTGAGTTCCTGCATCCCGCTCTGCATTGCGGCCTGACCGCCTGCAACCGGCATGGACATGAGGCTCTGCAGTACTGGCGGGAGGTCCAGTGATTCGTTTCTCATATTAGAACTCTCTGTATTAGGGGCAATACGTTTGCCACCGGGACCTACCATACCGCCTTCTTTGTACTGCCGATTAAGAGTAGGGTCCAGTTCTTTAACTGAACGCTTTGGTTCAGTTACGCCGTACGGGCCATATAAAAGCGGAGCCGACTGCACATCTTCTTTATCCCACCGCTTAGGACTTTGTAAATTCGGCGGTTTTGGTTCTCTGTAACCTTCAAAATTAAACACGTCCGGGTTGAACATAGGGGGTGTTTCACGCCGTTGTTGCGGCGTAAGATTTCGTCTTTTCTCTGCTACGGTGGCAAGAACTTCAGACCCTCTATCGCCGTAAGCAACATTTGACTTTGCAGCCCGAATACGGTCCAGTATGTTTACTATATGTTGCGTTTCGTGAACCCCTGTTGCTGCAAGCGCGTTGCGTATTTGTTGATCGGTATCAGTTGCAGCTGACGAGCCATCGTAGTTACTCTGAGTGTTGCGGGCTTTACCAAGGTAGACGTTGCCGGTTCCCCGTTGTAAATAGCCCCCGATCAAACTACCGCCGCCGTATATGTAGTCGTCAAACACTTCTACAGGTATGTTTTTTAGTTCAGGATAAAGTTGGTATAGCTCGTCGTAAGGCCCTCGCGGTATAATTTGCGACATCGGGCCTTTTGCAAGCGTTCTTCCAGTGGTGTATGGTTCGCCCGGTCCCGGTATTCGATTAAGCCGCCTGTTGCCAAGAACCTCTGGCCCCGGAAGCGGCGCGTTAACTGACGCGGTGTTGTCTGGAATTTCTTTTACCCAGACGTTAGGCTGGTATTCCCACAACCCCGTTTCTTTCCAGATTTCTTCGGCTAAGCGGTCTTTACCATAGCTTGTCCTACCATCACCACCAAAGGGAGCGCCATCCTTTTTCATTTTCTTTGCGCGCTCAAGCATTTTAGGGTCTATGCCGCGCGCGACAAACGTAACTTTCTGCGGTTGCGGCGCTTCTGCTTGTCGCCTGCCGGTTGACGGTACAGCAGGCGTAGAGAGGCCGACCCGAGGCGGTACTGATGCGGGGGGAACCTTCACTCTATACCCCTAGACCTTAAGTTGCTGGATAAGTGCGTTGAGTGTAGCACGCATACGTGCTACATCATTTGCAAGGTTTTGTACATCGGATATCAGCCTGCCGAAGTCTTCCAGACCCGCTACCTGCGTGCCGCTGATAGTAAACCCGGACCCCGTCGCACTCACCTGTGTCATGGTTTGTTCAGGCGCAACGCCTACGACAACCTGTCCCTTGATAAGCGCACGGCTGGTGCCGTCTGGTTCGCCGCGAGTGCCGATCAAAAGCTCCACGTTCTCCTTGAGAGCACCAAGTATCGCCACCTCAGTCGGGGTGATGTTAGCCTGCGGAAGTGCAGGTATGGCAGAGAAACGTGCCATCAGACCCTCATGAGACTAGTGGGAGTAGGGCCAAGATGGATTGCCCTGACCCGCACGTTACCCGCCACACTTAACTCGAACGTATCGCTACGGTACCCCGTAGGGAGGCGGAAGATGGAGTTGTCGTTTAACGTCGTTGTAAATATGAGGGACTTGTCTACCCACATCCTGAATGTAATCTGGTCAGAGTTGTTCCATAGCTGGGTAGTATTCTCCCATAATGTCGATGTGTTATCCCACACTGATGTAAGATTACTGTAGTCCGCGATCACACGCGCCGCGCCATAGTTAGTATAGTCGGGTGTCTTGATAACCTTGGACTTCCACTCCATAGCGGATGCGGGCTGCAGCAGGTTGTCCCATTCGTAGATCGTGGAATTAACTGCTTCTGTGTAATATAACCTGCCGGTAGTAGCGTCATACCATGCAGATGTAAAAGAATAGTTTGTATTTACAAGGAAGCTGCTCTTGTCATCGATCTGGAAGATAAAACCTCTATCTTCATTTGTTTGTAAATTTCTAGCTATAATTGTTGACCCGTTGCGAGCAACAATTTCCGATGTATTTCTGGCTGTAATAGGTACCGACGTAAGAACGGTAAAACCATACGTGCTTTTAGAATAAGACGCAAAGTAAGCATCGCCGTAAAACACGGCGCGTATGGTTGCCGGATTTCCCGCCGTGTACCATGTATCCTGCGAATGCACTTGTTTGGAAGCAAGGGTTAACCCGCCACCAGAGAATACGGCCAGACCGTCATTGGTAGAGTAGACAACTCCATACCCCATATTGACGATGCTGCGGGAGTTAAGACAGGGATACAGCACATCCATGCGGTTGATGCCGAGGATCGCCGGGTCGGTGCCGTCGATGATATACGGGAACGCATCGGTCAGGACGATCATGCGTCCGCTCAACAGTTCCAGTCCAATGATATTGTGCTCAACAGTTCTGGAGTATTTGATAGGCCATGCGTATGGCTTACTCGGCTGCGAGAAGTAGAGTGTCTTGCCCACGAACCCCACAAGTATGGCGTTGTTAAACAGCTTCAGTCCCTGCAGGCCTGCCGGGGGCGCGTCATTATCGTCAGTAAGTAGCGGTGTCAGCAACAGAGCGTAGTCAAAGTTATCCGTGAATGTGTAGCCGCCGTCACCCCAGTACTGGGGCGTGGACGTACCCGGTGTCTGGGACACGTCGTGAAACACGGTTGCCCCGCTGTCTGCCTGTGACGCATAGTCTGTACCGGCCTGCGCATAGCTAAACGTATAGTCGTCAACAGTAGCAGTAACCGTACCTGTAGAGATATTGAACGTACCTACTGGCGCTGTCGCCGGGACTGAACCCGTTATCCTGAACTTGGCCCCAACATAGAGGTTGTGCGGGAACTCAGTTGTAACTGTCGATACGTTGCTCGCGCGCGAGACCGTAACCCCGCGAGTAGGAAACCAGAGCGTAGTCAGTTTGAAGTATTCCGCACCCGTAGACGTGGCTATGGTGCGATAGAGATTGACCCCGCGCACAAAGTTGGTGCCTGCAGGTTTTGCAGTAGGGATGTTTGTTACAGCAACCTCTTCGCCTTCGATGACATATACATCTGCTGACGGGTCAGAGCCAATCGACTCTTCATCCCACGGTGTGATCCACGTATAGACATACGTCCTCAGTTCCTGCGAGCCGCTCAAAGTAGCCCGACCAGTTGCAGCCGTAGACGTTACAGTCGGACCTGTACTGAAGTATGTAAACGTAGTGTTGCCGGTACGGGTAATGGTTACGCCCGTCGCGTTGAGATCCACGCTGCTGATTGAGCAGGTGCCGACTTCAATAGAGGTGTCGCCCGAGAACACACTAAACGAGTTTGCGTTGATGACGGTGATATAAAATGAGTTAGACGAAGCCCCTCCGCTCAGGATGTTTACGTCAACAATGTCACCTGTTGAAAGGCCGTGTGCTGTAATCGATATAGTAATAAGGCCAGCAAAATCTTGGCTGTAAGTACCGGTAAGTTCGCCATAACCGGTTATATTGACTATGTTTCCGGTACGGAGATTGTGATTAGCTGAAGTAGTTACCGTAACGATATTGCTTGAATCGCGTGAGATTGTCGTGATTGTCTTTTCTGCATATGCAGACTTGACCGCCGTGACCTTGGTCGTTGGTAGCGGTAGGCCGAGGTCGTAGTACCCTACCGGGAAAGGCTCTGCGCCTGTCGTAGCCAGTGTGTAGTTACTGACCTTAGGCGCACCATCTCCTGTGTAGTAGAACCGCTGGTCGTCAAATCTGGCATCAGGAAGCGAAACAATATCGACGTCTGTCGTCCAAGACAGCCAGCGTAGCGCGCCCGTACTCGGGTTGCGCACTGCATATAATGTCTTGGTAGTATTAGCTCCGCGTCTTGTCGAGTCAACTGCAACAGGAGTTGGGTACGGGATGAGATCCCCTGAATACAACTTGCAATTGTTGGCAACCTGTGCCCCGGTAGCGGGGAGCAGTTCAGGTGTCACCTTCGGTACAGTACCGAAAAAGCCGGTTATTTTCAGAGGATCTGCCACTACTTACCTTTTTTGGATTTCGCCATGCAGCTGCCCATGGTCTTGCATTTAGCAGGGTTGGGACATCCGGCGCACGGTTTGAATACCATGCCGCCTTTTTTATACATCATTGGTTTGTTTTTCATTGTCGAGGTACCTTCGTGTCATCCCCGCACAGCTTGGCATAGGTCTCGTTCATCGACAAAACGTCCTTCAGGAACTGATTGTCGTTAGCTACTAACCAATTGATTGCAGCTTCGTTATTGAAATACACAGGGACAAATACTTCGCAGAAACTAATTGGGCTTGGAATCGGGGGTCGTGGATGGGCGCAACCAGTTGCGAGCAACAGCGACGAGATGGTCATCAGGAGCACTGCCAATCTCTGCAGCGACTTCCTCTTTGACTTCGTTAACCACGCGAACAGCTTCATTATGTTCCTCCACAGCCTTCAGTTCTACTTCTTTCTTGGCGGTGTCCTTGCCCTTTTTGAAGACAAAGATAGCACCAAGCAGACCTAGCACTGCCGTAACAAGAAGACCTACGACATCTGCGGGGAAGGTCATTTGACCGCCCCGCGAAGACCAATGCCAACCAGTCCAAGATTGATCAGGGCCACGGCACCCATCTCAGGGAAGAACCCATTGATGAAAGCGCCAACGCTTTCGAGACCGGGGACCGCAGAAGCGACGGCAAGAACAAGACCGGCGACCAGCGGGATAACCGATGCCCACCACGTGAGGGACTTCGGCTTGACGTACTTGGAAACAGCTTCGCTCATATTATCCTCCTACGGATATCGTTTACGATCTAGTTCAAAATGCGGACCGTCTTTGAAAGTCCGCCAGTCACCGCCCCATACAATAGGGATAGACAGCCCTGTAGCCGCCTCCTTTATAACAGGAGCTATCTTCCTGAACAACTCCCAGTCCCAACGAACTTCCCCTGCAACAATAGGGGCAATGTCCACCGCGTGCCCGGTCAGGTGGCGGGAATTCATGGTCTTGGATGCGCCAGCTTTGACCAACTGCTCTTGTCTCTCCTTGGTGCGTAGCCCCTCTGTGATCATGAAGTCTACCGGCGTCATGGTGATGGCGCGCTGCATGACAGAGTAAAGAGCGGGATGCACCCCCGCGAGCTTGTGTATGCTTTTTGCGCTGAACATAAAAGTCATATGTTACCTATCCAGTTACTGCCATCATGACCCCGCCCACCGCCGCGCCAAAGGCAGCGCCCGCCAGTGCTTCGATGTAGATGAAAGGGTCTTTTACCTTGTTCCGCAGAAGATAATTTCCTGCAATATATGCAAGCGTGGCGGCTACAGATGCAAATACGAGGTATGCCAGAGCGTACTGCACACCATTAAAAAAGAAGGCGTATACAAATAACGGGGCGAAGAACAACCCGCGCGCAAACATGATTGTCGCGTCAGTAACAAGGTTCCCTTCGTTAACTCCCATATCCAAGGACTTATACCATCCGGGTACCCTGTATAATCCTGCAGATAGCGTAATCAGGAACGCCCAGAACGGTCCGAAGAATGTCCAAGAAAGACCGAGTACGGCAAGAAGCGCGTAGTACACGTTCCTTCCGGGGAGCCAGTCGATGTTCGTAAAGCCAGAGAAGCGGTTTAACACCGCTCCAACAATAGTGCATAATACGACTACCGTAAAAGTCATATGTCAATTCCCAAAAGGTTGCATTCTGGCGCGAAAAGATCCGCGTGCATTGCCTAGGTTAGCCCGCGCCCTGCGTTCAGTTGTAAAAAATATGTACTGTTTTGCGTGGAACGATGCCAAGTCCCTATCCGTCCAAGGGACGTTTGGGAGAACAAGAAGGTCCTGCAAGGCACCGTGCATAATAGCGTCTTCAAGATCGTTGAAAGCTACTTCATCCATACCAACAGCAGAACGCTTAGGCTTAAGCGCCATGAACATACGCATCGTGTATGTCTTGTTGTCGTCTGGTAGGGGTAGGACTATGTATTTGTCCGGCGTGATCTGCGTTATGAGCCGTGGTTCGCCGCCGTCCGCAACGATGGACTCTGGTAGTGCATACGTTGAGTTGTTATTGAACAAGCTAGTGTTGTACTGATTACTGTTAAACGTATTACTTGTAGTTAGACTCCACACAACTGAAGGGTCTTGGCCGCTATACAGATCCGCCCACTGAGGGTATCTCGCGATAGCTTCTTCGAGCGGCAGTCGCTCCAGCGGCTCATCATTCATAACCGCTTCAAACACCGCATGCACATCGGCGTTAATCGGCTTGTTGTAAGCGTACTCATGTACTCCGGGTAGCAAGTTGAAGTTTGGGTGCAGGTATCTCCACGCTAGTGTGCGCTCGCAGGTGCGTATAGCTGAGTCCCTGACAGCATCCTGCAGGGTACGCTGGGGGCACCCCGGTACGCTTGGGTTCAGTCTGGGGACAAGTGTGGAAAAAAGACGGTCAGCCATGATTTATCCCGGCATCTGAACGGCGGCACTCTCTACATCAGGTATAACTCTGGTAGCCAAAGATGCGTTAATACCGGCAATAAACGTTTCGTAGAACAGCTTGGCCCGTTCCGCAACGACATGCTCGTTGTCGATTGACTCTGCCAAGAATACTGTGCCGTCCACGAGTATGGGGAAGAACGAGGTTGGAAGTAGGGATATAGTCTGGCTAAGTAGATAGTCGGGTGGAGCTTGTATGTATTCTACAAGAAGCTGGGTACCAGCGGCGGGTTTGGGGTAAAGGAAGAACCGTGTCGGGCTTCTCTGGTGGCGCATGAAATTGACCGGTGCCGCAGCTGTTTCTGCTACCCACGCGGGGTACATCTGGTCAAGCGTCTCCCGATTAACCTCGGTTACAGCATTGCCGTTGATGACTTGGAAAACTTCTACCAACCGCACGGCATCTCCCGGAAGCGTCTGGATAATGCTATCAGCCGTAGTGGTGAAATTGCCTATATAAGAGAACACATCTGGCCGGTACGCCACGATACGTTTGATGGTCTGGTTTACGAAGCCGAGCAGAGTCGTATCGCTGTAGCGATACGGTACACGTGTATCCGATATGAGGTTCCTTACCTCTGCTATGACTCCCGCTGGTGTCACTTAGGCCATCCTCGTGCCGCATCAGCTGCGAGTTCAGGAGACGTCGGAGGCGTCTCTTCATCCGGCACAGAGATATCGATAGCCTTCCTACCCCTACGTTTGGTCGTAGCAACCTGCAGAATTGCTTGCGGGATAAACCGTTCTGGGTAGGCTTGCTCTTCCGTCACTTCGTAGCACAGCGGGTTCTTGGCAAGGATCTCGTCCCACTCAAAGATCCACCCGTCCTTGCGACTTTTAAGATATCGGGTCATTTTCCCCCCTTGGACATTCCGGCTTTGCTAAGCGCGATTGCAATCGCCTGCTTCCTGTCTTTCACCACAGGAGCTTTCTTCGGACCCTTGGGGTCAATGCCGCCATGCAGAGTTCCAGATTTGAACTCCCGCATAACCTTGGCTACTTTTTTCTGACGGGCGTCCATGCTATTTCCTTTTCCCGCTAGGGGATACCGGCCACGACTGTCGCGTGGAACTTGTCTTCTTGCCTGCCATCGTTTGTTTCTCTGATGTAGACATCCTAGCAGCAGCGGCCTTGGGTCGGCAAGCGGGGTATGCGCGCGTAGACTTCTCGGACCCAGAGCGGCCACAGGCTTTGCCTGTTTTTACGTCAACCCATTCTTCGCCAAACCACTTGCCGAGACCGCCCTTACTTGCCACGTTTGCTCACCCTGTTATCTGCGCCAGACCACGTACCACCCCGGCTCTTGTATTCCTTAGCCGCCCATGCATTGGCATATGCAGATGGGTAGACGTCGAACTTCTTCTTGGCTTGGGCGATTACGCTGCTCCAGAGCCTTGCATTGTCCGGTGTAGACTTACTCATCAGCACTTCCACGCGCGCAAGCTTTTGTTGATACGGGAGTTTGGATCGTTCGCGGTTTCAGCCGATGTGAGCTTCTTCTTCATACCCTTCATTCGGGCGCAGAAGGCATCACGGCGCGGCCCGCCCTCAGGCTGCGGAGCCTTAAGGCCCGGCTTGCCCGGATTGGCGCGGTTGTAGCTGGCTCGACCCTTGGCGTTCAGCCCGCCGTCAGGGTCTTTACCTTCTTTGCGCTGCCATGCAGGTGTCTTGGCCATTACGCGACTACTCCTTTAATGACTACAAACGAAAGTACCGGAGTTTCAGAGCCAATAGAGTTATTGTCAATGTTTCCTACAGATATAACACACGATCCGGCAGATACGGCGACAACCTGCGTATGATAGTACTTACGTGTTGCTCCCCCAGCCCCTGATTTTATACACACAACAACCACGTCATTAGCGCCAATGGTGCTGTTAGTCAGTGTAAACTCGTCGGCGTCATGGACCGATATACCAGAGGCGACCAGTGTAATTGCCCCGCAAGGTTGGTTTAGTGTGACCCCAGTTGTGCGGCTCGTAAGCTGCGTAACAGTTCCGCCTGCGCCGGTAGTATAACCTACCTCCTGAGTGGCGAGTACCGTCGAACCTTTTATAGTTGATACAGAAGACGACCCAATCGTCGTGCCGTCAATGGTTCCGGCATCGATATCTACTTTAGATATGTTTACCTCACCTGTCCCCTTGGGGATCAGATCGATATCGATGTTGGTATCCGTACCATCCGCGAGAAGATCGTTAGCGGTAAGCGTCAACCCTGCCGCAACAGCAGAAGTAAAAAATGAATCAGACGTAATAGCCGTAATGCCGGAGAACGTCCCGGCAAACGTCACCCCCGATACGGAACCACCAGTAATCGCTACGTTGTTTGAGTTCTGGGTTGCGATAGTCCCAAGACCAAGGTTGGTACGCGCACCCGACGCATCAGACGCTCCGGTGCCGCCATCGGCAAGAGCAAGATCCGTGATGCCGGAGATAGTTCCGCCAGTGATCGCCGCCTTTGCGATAGCTACAGAACCTGTCCCGTTTGGCGCAAGGACAAGGTTGCCATTCGTATTCAGCGTAGAGATAGTGTTGACATCCAGTCGGATGTTATCGACTTCTACGTGTTCCGTAGAGAGCTTGAGCGCCGTAGCGACACCTGAGCCACTGAATACGTTCTTAGCCGTTGCCGTTGGGCCTTCATCCACATGAAGCAGTTGGCCGTATGTGGACGAGATAGTCTGACCAGTTAGGTTCGTTGTCATTTACTGAACACTCTCAACTGTTCTTTTATCTCGGAAAGGTCAGCTTTGATATGCATAACCCGCTCATCAAGGCGGGTCAAGGTATCACTGTTTTGCTGAAGCTTGGCGATTTCAACGTCGTGGTTTGCTATCTTACCGTGCAGTTTGCCAAACCCGATAGCTGCGCCAATAGCTGTCACGAGGCCGCTGATACCAAGCCAGTCGAGCCACTCAAGCATGTTTGGTTCGTGTGGCATACACAAATTCCTTTATCAGAATATTGGTCTTGTTGCTGCAAAAAGTTGTCAGTTTGTATATTTACTTGCGTCAGGCATTACAAAACCCGCGAATGCCGTTGCTCCCGCCTGACTCCCATGTCTGAGTATCTGTTCCTGCACCGCGCTCCAACCACGCAAAATAGTGAAATCCAAGACCGGGATAAGTATCGATGCTAGACAGCAAATTTTGCGTAAGACCAGCGGTACAAACGCCAAACCCTGTCAGCGGTACAGCTCCCGGCGTTGTTGTCGTGTCAAGGCCGATTGATGAAAGAACAACCCGTTCGGTACCTGTGCTATTACCTACGCGGGACACGCACTTCAACGACACAATGTCTTCGTTTTGTCCGCAAACAATTGACACTTGATTGGCCGTGCTGCCGTTGGCTTGCCTGTACGCAGCTGTTGAGTAGGTCCATGTAGCCGTGGCGTCCGTTACGCTAAGTCTTCGCGAGGTACGGTTAAACTGGTTCCATACGTGCCGCAGCAAAAGACTATCATTTATTTGGCTTGACCCATCTGAGCGAACCGTACCAACATAGGTACCGCGCTGCGCTGCGGGGCCATTCGATATTGCAACAGCGTTGAGATATGTTCCTAGCACAGATACAAGCTCGGTGGTGCCTGCTCCCGTCCCGCGCGCCGTGCTAGAAGTCCACAGCGGACCGCGAGTAAGCCGAAGCGTTCCGGCATCGTTCCAAACAAACAAATCGTAATTGCTGGCAGTCGTGACGGTAGCAGGCCCAGCCTTGCCCGTTGCGCTATTGGTTGTGATGTTGGAAAGCTCTGTAAAAGTCCTGTTGACGTAGCCCTGCCCGTTATAGATTGGGATGATGTTGTTTATGTACGGCGTGTAGTAGATGGTTGTGGCCCCGGTTACGTCCGTTGTTGTCACGGGAACCGCAGTTGTAAGCGTTAATCGCCCGCCTGCTGGCACTGTTGCGTAGGGATAGTTTGCCGCGTTTAGGTTGTCCGCAAAAACAATGTCGCCGCCAACAGACGTAAGAATATATGTGGAACCCGAAACCCACGTTATATCATCGAATGTGTTTCCAGTCACAAGCACGTCTGATATTGTTGCGCCTCCTATTGCCGCTAACGTAACTGCTGCATAGCCGGTTTTTACTACTTGCGTGTCCATTATGCAGTTGCCGGAAATAACGGCGCTTCCGCAAATCTGGGGCGTTGCGGTACTAAGCATCGCAACGCCTGAAGCTTGTGGGTATGATAGTAGGGAGTCGATGCAGAAGTTGCTTAAATTGTTATTTGCAACCACTACATATTGCGCGTCCAAAAAAGCCATACTGTTGTGATCAGTGTTAGTAATGTTGCAGTTAGTGACCGTAATGTTTTCGCCGCCTATCTCTAAGCCTGACCCGGAGATGTCATTCTCGGTGATGCCGTCAATCGTAAGGCCGTTAATAAGCAAGCTTTTAGTCAGAATGTCTGTACCAACCGCGTTGGGCGAAAAGACCCCCGCTTCTTTACAGTTTTTAATGTTCCCCCCGTTGATTGTGATGTCGTACCCGTTTGTATGTATAGCCGTCCAGTTGCAATCTTGCGCGTTGTAGTTGTCAATTAGGACGCGCTCAGACTGATCGGCACCGCTGTTTGAGACCCAGATAGACGGCCCGCCATTACTCGAATGAGTAGTGATGCTTTGGACCCCTGATTGCGAACCTGTCGTATTAACTGCTGCGCCAATTGGGAGGTATCCCCCGGTCGCCGAAAAAGTAAATGTGTCCGTGGTAGCTGTTTTGACGTAGTAAGACGTATAAGCGTCAACGCCTGTCGGCAGCGCACCGGTTGTCGAAAAACGAAACGCGCTGTTAACTGTCAGTCCATGACCCGCCGAAGTGACGACGCAAGGCGAAGCAATCGACAAAGTGACGGGCGAAAGCGTTGCCCCAAGAAATCCACACGCTATTGCCGCGCAGTCTCGAACAATGACGTCTTTGCAGCCTGCCATGGCAATAGCAATGTAGATCGACCGGTAAGCTCTGACTTTTTCTAGCTTCAAACGGGTAACTTTGGAAAAGTTTAGTAGAGGGGTAAAACAGACCTGCGCCGCTGCATTGAACCGGTACTCGCCGTCGATGAAGATGTTTTTCATCTCGATATCAAAGTCGGCGTAAGTAGAGATGTTGGTATTATAATAGAGATAATCGCCGTTTACCGCGCTAAGGGGGAGCGCCCAAACTACGTTTCCGGCTGTTTGCCCTTCAAAATTAATACGTCCCAATGACCGCAGGTTTTTAAACCTGTATGTTCCGTCAGGAAAGTAAACCGTGCCGCGTCCTGCCGCTTCACACGCTGCAACCGCTGCAAAAATTGCCGTTGATTGGTCCGCAGTCGCATCAAGACCGGTCGCGCCAAACCAGCGCACATTGATCGCCCCCGAGTACTGCCGCTTCCAGCGGCGACCGGCAGCGTCAACGATCACCGTCCCGGCGTTGTCTGCGGTTGTAGTATCGCTGGCATCGTAGCGAAACGCCCCGCCACCATCACCCGCCACATGGGTGTTGGTTAGTTGGACTTGCGCAGGCACAGAACCCAAAGCATTTAACGCTCGAAGCGCCGTAATGTTCGCTATGATTTCGGGTCCGGAAGGTCCAGCGGGTCCAATAGGTCCAGCGGGTCCAGCGGGTCCAGCGGGTCCTACAACTCCGGGTCCCACAAGTTCGATTACAGATCTTGCAGTAACACGTATTTCTATACGTGACCCGGCAACAAATGAACGGGCTGAAGTACCCTCTTGCGCACGAACAACAGTGAAGTTATCACCTGCTCTAGCTGTAGCTTTTACGATTTCGTATTCGCCGTTTGTTGCCGACAGCGTAGCGTAGAAGTAGTCCCCGCTTTGCAACGTTGGAAACAACGCGCCAGAACCGACTTGAACTGCCAGTCCTGTGTCAGACGCAGATACGGCAGTCGATAGAAAAGCTGCCGTGTTATTCTGTACGATCACGGTCATGCGCGCACTTTCTCAGAAATTTCATCCATTATGCTGATAACTACAGCAAAAGCATTATCAGCGGCCTGTTTTAGTTCTGCCTGAAGGCGTAACGGGGACCAGTCTGTAATAGCCTGACGCCTGTCTACCCACCTCAGATGAGCGCAGGGTAGCCGTCCGTTGATGCGGCGTTCGATGACTGCACCGCCCATCAGATGCGCTCCGGTAAACACGTAGGTAGCCCCAAGAATAGCTTCTTGTTTGTTTAGTGTAGTGCAGAAAGACAGTGCCTTGGTGTTCATTGGGGCAACAGGACCGGCGTTTAGATCCTCTATAAGTTCAGATGTGCGATGCAGAGATACAGGTAATTTCAGATCAAGTACAGCATGAATAGGTAAAAGCGCCGCACACCAAGCGGCCCACTGAGTAGCACTGATATCACCTGTTGCCATAGCTCCGCCTATAGCATGCTGCTCAGCAGCATGATGAAGAGGTCGCGTCAGGTCCTTAAGTGTTGCCTCTGGCATTCAGTTCCGCCTCGAAAGCATTTATAAGGGTCTGTAGATCCGAAGTAGACAGGAGTGATGCAAGATTAGACGGACTACTTGGCTGCGAGATGCCAATAGTTTCACTGATAACCACATTGTTCTCAGTGATACGGTCGAGATACCTGACTGAAAAACCAGAAATGTTACCATCTGGTACGCCAATGCGCGCAAGAAGTTCGTAGAAGTATGTTTGCTTGGTAATCATGATACGATGTTCCTATCCTGCACCCTGCGCCAGTTTGTTCCGTCAGAGAAGGCTACGGTCGCCCCGCCTGTTTCGTTACTTACGTAAATCATGCTACCCGTATACGACGCTGCCGCAGGTAGGGTGGCTACTGTGTAGCTCTGCGGCTTGATAAAGCCTTCCCAAGTGGGGATCAACGTAACCCGGTCATCGAAGATAATACCTTTACCAGTCGGTACGATTTCGGTCTCTGACGTACCGCCTAGTGCTGTGTCTCCGACTGTAAAAATACTACCACTTTCAATTCTAATATCGGTTATTGCGTTTACACCAACTGTATTTTGGGCATCGCTAAAAAACAAATTTGCAACAGAAGACGCTGCCACAAATATATTATATGTTCCTAGGCAATTGCGAACTCTCGACGATAGTATTGATGCAGTTGATCCTGAGCAAGCTATATTAAATTCAGTTGCGTCGGCAAATTCCATATGCGTTATACGTGCTGTAGCGTTAGCTCCGACTCGTATGTTAGAAGAAAATCCATAAATACCGGATTTAAATGTATGTCCTACCGGTGGTGGTGGGCCTATTGGAACTGCTGGATCAACAATACTGCTAAAAGCACATGTGCGAAGTGTCAGCCCAATAACTGGCCATGGACTACCTGTCGCCGGATTAGTCGGGGCCGTACCTGTTTTACGAAATCTACAATTGATGATAGGTGCCGTTCCGTTTACAAAGCTCATAAAAGCCATGTTAGCCGGAAGAAACAGATCCGGCAGGGTAAATGCTGAAACGTCAACTGAAACATCTACGTTGGGCGTTTCGCTTTCTATAATAACCCATCCTACGTTCTGGCTACTCATCCGTACTTGATCAGAGATCACCGTCCCATTAAGTATTTTAATTTTACCTAGAAACGTGAACTGAGCCGCAGATGGAGAAAACCCTGAGAAATATGCAAGCGCCTCACCAAGCGTAGCAAAATCTCCGCCAGCGCCGACTGTTTTTTCAGTCAGAACAGTTATGTTTGAGATAAGTTCTTGCCATTGAAATCCATCGCTAAAAGCCATTTTCCCGCTGGAAAACGCCCATGCACCGGGGTAGCTTGGCGCATTTAGGAGAAGCGGGTCAGTGAACTGACGCGCAGGTCCTATGATAGTAGTTCTTCCTTTTACAGACTTAACTGACGTCATCTTCTTCCGCCTGTCCTTCTGTATAACTAATCGTAACAACTACTTGGCTGTTTGCACTAGCAAGAAGTTCGATCTTATCTCCCGCTGCAGCATTAGGTTCGCGCAACAAAAACTGTCCATTCAGGGGGAAAATAACAACGTCATTAGGTTCGACCACCATTTGGTTGGCAATAACAAATGACCCGGATGGGCTTACTCTTGTAACTCTAGCTGTGAAGGTGCGAGAGACAGTACCAATGTTTGTAACCAGCAGCGGTGAAGAAAACTCGGCCACCCCGCGCGCTGACCGCGTTCCCGCGTTAAATCCCACGAGCGGAACTACGTAGCTTGGCGCTTCTACCAAGGTCTGATACGAAGTTGTAAGCGTCAGATTTGCAGCCAAAGGCTTTGCAGCAGGTGCCTGACTTGTTGTAATGACTGGCATCAATATGACCCTTTGCTATTAGCAATTCTTCTTGCTATCTGCCTGACCGCTACATTGAACGGCCTTCCTTCAAACCGACCAGTGCGTCCGTCAATTCGTGTTCCGCCAGAGAAATACTGGTTGTTGAACTCATCGGCCCCGGACCACCTTATACGACCGCCGTTTTCCTGCAAAATAGTATACGGCACAGGCTGGTTAGCTCCCGGTCTACGGAAGTTGAGCGGTAGCGCGTTTGCATTGACCCCTGCACCTGCATTGTTGAACTGATGGGCAAGCGATTCGATAAGCGAACCAAACGTAATTCTGGTTGTTGTTGCCGGATTTACCGTAGTTCTGACTACATTAAGCAACCCGGTCAACATAGACCTTGGTGTTCCGACTACGTTAAAAGGTGAGTACGCCTGAAGAGCAAGCTCAATTTCATTCCACGCAAACTGGAAATGGGATCCAAACGTACCGTAGTTAAAGACAAGCTGTCCAGCATAGTCAAAGAACCCCAGCGCAAAAGACTGCGTAACTTTCTGGTCACCGTCCAGAAAATCAAACCGCAACGCATCAAGAAGATTTCCGGCGTCCCTGCGAGTGAATGTTTCATACGAAGCAGGTTGTCCTGTCGCGTATCCGCCTGCGACCAATGCGTTCCACATAGAGTCGATAACTGCTTGTTTGTTGGTAAGGATAGCCGCCGCAGCGGAACTACTTATGGCAAGCGTAGCTGGAGTTACAAAAGGAGCAACAACTTGCATAGATCCGTTTGCACGCATGGAGATATCCCCAAACTGCGTACCCGAATTGTTTAGTGTAATCTGTCCTCCGTTAAGCGCGTAAAACGACACCCGTTGAAAAATGCTGAGTGACGAGATACCGTTAATCCCCGCGCCGTTCTTGGCACAGTAACCAATGCCGTTAGGTGAGCGAGGCGTAGCACCGAAGGCGAGGATGTAGGGGAAGACGCTGTTCTGGTTGAGGACCGCCCTGTCTGCAAGTATGACCCCGCCGCCAATAGGTAGTTGCGGGTTTGGTGGGACAAGCTCGGGACCTAGCGGTTCTACAATCTGCTTCTCAACATATTGCGATACTTGAGATATATCACGCACATATGGAGACCTAAGTATTGTAGCATTTGGCGCAAACGCTATAGCAAATCCGCCCGTTGGGTTATCAAGACTATCGATAGACTGATTGCGGAAAGCAAATCCCTGCACGTAGCTCCCGCTATTCAGGAGAAACATGTTTGCAGATTCATATCCGGGGGCTGCTACAACGTTAGTAACGTATTGCCCGGCAGCACTAACTACACTGTTGCCGGGACCTATAGCCATGGATCCCTGCTCAACGTAACTGCCGGGATACACGCTGACATTGTAACCGCTGCCCAGTGAATTAGCTATCTGAAGTCCGCGCGCTATGGTTTTTACAGCTGTGTTTAGGGTCCTTCCGGATCGAGTATCATCACCATCCGTAGTAACATAAACCATACCGGCTACTGAAGTAGGTGCAAACCCAGATACTAAGTTTCCTACCGTAACTCTAAGTTCGACCTTGCTATTAGCCGGAAACGGAATAGCTAGTGTATCTTCTTGCCCGCGTACAACTGTGAACGTATCTTGCGCGCGTGCAGTAACTTTAACTATCTCGAAGTTATCAACTACACTTTGGATAGTTAGAAAAAAGAAATCCCCCGTACCAATAGTGGGGAATCGCGCACCCTCGCCTGCAGTCAACGTAATAGTAGTATCAGTGCTCGATATGGCATTTGCAGTAATGCCATAGGCATTGTTTCTCAAAACAAGTGTCACTGATGCCTCTCTAAGTTAGTAGGGGGCCGAAGCCCCCTACCTGTAAGATATGGTACTACGATGCCATAATGACCCATGCTGTACCGTTGGACACGAGAAGTGCCCAGTTTCCAGCCGTGCCAGATACGACAGCCGTACCCGCTGAACCGCCCGCAGCAGCAACCACGTTAGACGAGGCAGAAGTAATCGCCTGCGCCTGAGTGGTCTTGAGAACAAGAATGCGCCCGGTCCACGAGGCTGCAGCAGGCAGCGTAACCACGCAAGCAGAGCCGGTCTTGTTGTTGATCAGGAACGTTTCCGTATCAGCAACAGTGAAGTCCGCAGTCTTGGTAACCGGAGCAGTAGAAGTCAAAGCCCCAGCAACCGAAAGCGCGCCTGAAAAAGTAGTCGCTCCACTTACAGAAAGAGTAGTAAGCGCTGCGGTTCCGCTAGTAATAGTGACGTTGTCTTGGGCAATGCCCGTATAGACACCCATTTAAACCTCCTGAAAAATGGGGGCCGGAGCCCCCATTAATGCTATGCGTTAGCGTTAACGACAACAGCAAACGCTTCCACCACACAGTCGGTCGGGACCGCAGTGTTGATCAGAAGGTCAATGGTGTCAGCAGTCGGAACAACCGAGGGGTTAGCAAGGTCAGCCGCGCTCAGACCAAGTGCGTTTGACGCGTCGTTATCAACGTACACGTTCGCCGCGTAGGGCGAACCACCAGTGAAGCCGAAGTCAAACGTAGCCGTGGTGTTGGTCGATTCGACCTTCGTCACGACAAGTCCAGCAGCCAGAACGATGGATCCGGCAGGAAGCGAGATAACCTGCAGGGTGTCCGCAGCAGCCAGCGCCGTAGCGCCAGCAGCAGAACGGGCAGCGACGATCTTGGCGAAGTCAAGCTCAACAGTGAACTTGGAAATGCCGTTGCCGTCAGGGTACGCAGCCGTGCCTTTGTTGAAGCCCAGCGTGTCGGTATAAGCAGCCATGTCAGTATCCTTTCAAATCTATGTATGCAGCAAGATCATTAAGCCAGCGTGACGACTGCTTGCGCAAGCGCCTCGCCCTTGACAACCTTGTAGCCGTAGACCTGAAGGCCACGGACAATGTTACCGAAAGTGGACTCGGAACGGATGGTCTCCATCTCCGTCATCTGAGAGGCGAAGGTGAAGCCCATCTTGTGACCAGCGATGAGGTTGAACTTACCGCCAGTGTCCACTTTGAGGTTGTGGGACACGTAGAGCGTGAAGCGGTCAATCATGCCGAGACGTCCGTTGCGAAGCGGAGTCATGCTATCGCCGGAGAGCGAAGCGTCCTTGAGTTCGGACTTCTTGATCAGGCCAGCCATTTTAGCCGGGATGACAAGGAAACGTCCTGCTTCGGGGCTGTTAGCTTCGTCAAGCACAGTGCCCATATCGACGATGAGGTCGATAACCGGAACCGTACCGCCAGCGCCGTCCTTGGTCACTGCGCGCGGTGACGCAGTCGTGCCGAGGTTGAAGGACGCCGTCTGCTCGCCCGCCGTCGCGCCCTTGTTGGTCGCGGCGATATCGGGCAGGAGGTCGGTCAGAACGCGCTGGTCGATCTTGATCTTGAGGCGCTCGGAAGCGTCCTTCGACCAAGTGTCCATGAGTTTGATATCCGACTGGATGCGATCAACGTCGTCCTCGACGCAGGCAAAGTACTCGCCCTTGTCGATGAGAAGCTGGATCTTCGGCTTGTCGGGGTTCTCGACCGTAAGCGTTTGGCCTTTGACGTAGTCACGGATCGTGATTTCCGGCGTAGTGCGGATGTTCACGGCATCACCCATACGACGGATTTCGCCCTCGTAATCGGTGTTCGAGATAGCCGAGAGAACCGTAGCGTCGTAGAAGTTTTCGATGAGTTTGCCCGACCAGATTTCGGGAATGAAATTGCCCGAGTATTGCGGGCGGCCTACTGAATTTGGATATGCCATTTTTGATTTCCTTGGTTAATTATGCAGCGACTATTCGACCTTCTCGCTGTGCAGCGAAAATGTCTCGTTCAAGACGGTCGCGTTCAGCTTCTTTACCTCTGTACTTACCAGAACGGACATCATCGAAGAACTTCCTGATGTCCATTGGTGTATAGGTAACAGTGTTAGAATTTACAGGCGCTGCCGTCCTTCCACGTCCGGGAGCAATTTGCATATCTAACTCAGAAGTCTGAACCTTCCGACTGGTTTGAGCAACTTGTGCACTTACTGCTCCAGATGAACCAGACCAACTATTGAAGAAATTAGCCACGCGGCGTGCATCCATATTACGCTGAGCGTCTTCCAGATATACCTGCCGTGTAAGCCCTGTCAGGGGGTCAACTTCCAGCAACCAAGCCCGGAAATCCGGATCTTCGTTGATAGACGCCCACTGAGGTACATGCGAACCAAGTTCCGTCCAAAACTGCTGCTCGCGAGACTGGGCGTGATTAGCGGCAAGTTGCTCCACACGGGGGACCATGGAGGTCTGCAGTTGCCTGATAGCCATTTCCAGTTCTGCTACGCGGGTTTGCGCAGCTGCCGCTTCTTCCCTGCTTACTTTACGCATAACATCAATAGAATCGCCGTACTCTTCAATGTCCTTGTCGGTAACGAGGTTACCAACTACGGGTTGAGGCGATGGCGCTGATTGCTGCTGCGTGGAAAAAGAAGCGAGTAGCTTTTCCAACTCAGAAACCCTGCTCTGCAACTCTCTGTTCTGAGCGTGCATACGAGGTACTTCTGCGTTGTACATACCCTGCAATGTACGGTACTTCTGTTCGAACGATTCTCCTTGTTGGTTGCTCGCCCGGTTTTGCTCGTTTTGGGCGCGCGGTTGCGCAGTGTCCGTACCACTGTCGGCAACAGTTGCTCCCTCTCCCGAAGAGGCTTCCGGGTTGTTACCCGTCACTTCTTGGTTGAGTTCCATATACAACTGCTGAACTGCCTCAGACTGTTTCCGAACCTGCTCTGGTAGTGCCACGTTGAACGCTCCTATCGGTGTGCGTAATTAAAAGTTACCTGCCGCTACCCTGATGGGTTGTGCCGCAAGATCAGGGGCATCTAACATGAGCTTATGAAGCTCCGTAAGAACTTGGCAGCGCCCCTGTGCTACTGCCATGTTATTAACAACGTAAGGTAGCGACTCCTGTTCGTGCTTCCGCCAGTCGCCTACCCAAGTAAGCAGCCCCGGATGCTGGCGAACTACGGTCGCCAGCGCTTTTACAACCTCTGTGTCGGGGCGTTTCATCCAGCTGCCCCGCTATCCCGGTTGCTGACTATGTTCCCGTCCATACCGCCCTTGGGTTGCCCTCCCGGCTGGGTAGGGGCAGACGCCGCAGGCTGTTGCGCGGCCATAGCAGCTGCGTTTCGTGTATTGTGCGCCGCCTTCTCCCTAGACGGAATGATCTCATCCACCGGCATCTGCAGGGACTTGGCCACTTCGCGCAGAATAGCAGCGCGTCCTTCCTTACCGACAATCTCCATGTCGAACTGGTTGGCCGTGGCGTTCAAGAACTCGATTCTCCTCACCATAACCGTCTCTTTGACGGCTAGATTGACTGCGCCCATCGGTACAATCTCGGCATCACCCTTGATTGCCTCGTCTTCATCGTACCGCATGTTATATATAAACTGCCGTTGCACCATATTCTTTACAATATCGTTGTCAATATGCATCACGATCTGTCGGATACCTTTACCCGCAGACCCCATGAGCATTGACAGTCCGGAAGCCGTGCGTCCTGCGCCCTGAACGTTCATATCGCCGTAAACATACGCCGGAATACCGGAATGATCGTCCGCTAGCCTGCTAAAACGCTCGTAAACCGCCATCAAGGTCTGCGCATTGTCGTTTGGCTGGTTAAATCGGACCGCAGGAGCGTTGGATCCCAGTGGATCGTTGGTTACCTGCCAGATTTTCCACGGATGGATCTGCGTAATGTCCTCATTTGGCGGAATACGCTCCAGATTCACCTCAACTTGGGGTCCGGAAGCGATACCCATGTTGTTTACGAGGGCTCTAGCCGCCGCATTACACACAGATTGCACGTCTTTCAGGATTTCCGGGATAGATTTACCCCAAAAAGCACCCGGAACCTTGATAAAAGAGGTCTTTGCGTAGGGTTTTTCGCCTAGCGGGTCGTAATTCAGCACCGCTTTCAGTACGTAGTTACCCGACATCCATACATTTGCGTCGTATTCCTGCGCTTCATCGGGTACTTCTGTCTCCGGCAGGCCCCACTCGCGAAGCATTTTGCCGCTGACCTTACCCCAGAACTCAAGAACGTCGAAAGTTTCGGTCGGAGACCGGTATGAATAGAACTTTCGCTCCAGATCATTCTTAACCAGCTCTACGTCCTCGTTAATCCAGCTGGATACGTTGCCGATTTCAAGTACTTTACGTATAGCTTCATCGTCGTATCCGGGTACGCCGATCAAATCTGCAAGGGACATGCGCGACAGCGGATGATGTTCGAACAGATACCCCTCGTTGATTTTGGTAATCTTGGGTTCCGGGTAGATCCTGAACGGATCGACGCGCTCAAACTCAGGGGCCAGCCGCTCGGTAGGCTCAGCAACCGTCGTTCCATCTGCTGCGGTCGTCCACCCCAGTACGCGTTGGCGACGGACAACCGGACCTTTAACAAAAGCGCACGGGAACGTAACGAGGTCTGTGATAAAGTCGTTGAACGCATCGGCCCAGCCGCCTTGCGCGAACTGGTCATCGATCTTGATCTTCATCTGGTCGGAGCGATTTTGTGCTTCTTGCAGCAGTTTGAACCTGAAGTCCTGCGCCAGAACTTCCTTCAGCTGTTCCATCTGCTCAGGCGTTGGGGCCATGCCCTCCATCTGGATAGTCTTGAGGATCTCCTGTGCAAGCGCCTCCTGAATAGCCGCTTCCCGGTTAGGGTCAATCGCGGGGATAGGTGTAGGCCTGAGATCCCACGGAGGTGTGCCGGTATCCATGAGGATGTCGCGGAGCCAGCTTTCTGCTGCCCGGCACTTGACCTCCGTCAGCATCATGAAGATGTCCGACCCACCTACAGATGAAATCTGCTTGCGTTTTGATGCGTCATACTCGCCGTTACGCTGCCTCATACTATCGAGCATGATGTACTCGATAGGCTTCTTGGCTTCTTTAGCTGCGTCCCAGCACCTGCGCAGATAAGCAGATAACCCAAGAATAACAGGGCTGTTCTGCCTATCTGACAGGTCTCGCTCGATGGCCTCCTTCTCCGCAGCCGTAAGGGCTACGTTGCTCATAACCCGGAGCAATGAGGTATCGACCATGATTACTCTTGTTCAGGTTCAGGCTGCGGAGCTGTCCATGTGGTCCCGTCATAGCTCCAGAAAAGGGTAGCTTTAGAACCCTCGGGTAGGAGGATCATATGCGCGGCGTCGATGGCGTTTGGTGTGTTGAGAATGCCTTCGCAGATTCCAGCTGAGTTAATTTGTGCGTAGCGCATCAATTGAACTCCACGACTGTATAGGACACGGTGGTATTTCCAGAAGTGCCGCCGCGAGTTGCGGTTACCGTTGTTGCGTTAGTTAACTCAACGCGCATTTGAATAGAAGCTGAATCTAAATTGGAGTTTGTACTTTGGCCGTTCCAGAGCACAACCGACTTTGTGGTGCTTACTGACGAAATTGTCGCCGTGTTTGTACTAAGAGTGGAGCCGACCGTAAATGATCCGGTCTGTATGGATTTGATCCCGCTTCTCAGAGAACTTAAAGTTGTCATTGTGCTATCGCCCATCCTCTTGTTGCGTCCCAAGCCAGCGTAAAGCCGACCCACTCAACGTTTGCGACCAGATCAAGCGCAGCGCCAACGATGTTTTTGCCGTTGCGACCAATGGTCAGGTTGTTCGTGTCCCACGTTCCTGCTGCGTCGTAGAACCCAATCCGGTCACCTTGTGCAGGACTTGCAGGAAGTGTGGCCGTAATCGCTCCACTTGTTGTGTCGACAGGATACAAAGTTGATGCTACTGCGTTGAAATTGGCCGTTTGTCTTGCAGCGACACTTATTCCCGTACTAGATGCCGACAGCGTCGTACCCGACATTGATAGACCTGAGCCCAAACCAATTGCCGCTACGTCCCCGGTTGAACCACGACCAAGTAGTTGCGATGCGGTCAAGGCTACCGCACTCGCAGCTCCGCTTGTTCCCGCTGCCCGCGCAGGCACGCTGTTGGCTGCTAGTGTAATACCAGTTTCAGGTAGCCCCGTGGCGTTGGTGAGTGTGCCGCTCGAAGGCGTACCCAGCGCGCCGCCGTTGACTACGGGAGCCCCCGCAGAGCCTACCGCAATGGCAAGCGCCGTTGCGACACCCGTGCCCAGACCCGTCACGCTGCTAAGAGCAACCGAACCGGTGATCAACGCGCCGTCCTTGCGGATGCTGAACCGGCTGACGCCACCGGTCTGGAGATCGATCAGCAGGCTGGCCGCAGCGGAGGCGGTGTCGGTGATGTTCATTTTAATCGCGCTAAACGTGGTGCCTCCCACGTTCCACGTATCAGTCATATCGTAGATATTCATAGTAGTCATAGTAGCGTCACCTTCCTACGATCATCGACTGGATTTAAACCCAACTCAATGTCTCTTCATCCCAGCGCCAGAAACCTTCTTCTGGCATTGGTACAGGTGCGGTCCAGTCGGTTGTCGCCTCGTCCAGTACCCATGAGGGATAAGGCTGGGGCGCAATGAATGCATCGCGGACGCGGTCAAATGTGTAGCCAGTACCGGCGTACCTGAAACGGATGTTGTTGTTGTAGCTGGTCTGCGCCCAATGCTGCCAGCTGCTCCACGCTTGCAGCGCGGCGATGCCGGTCGCCTCGTCTTCGACGCCGTCCAAGAGCAGCCAGTCATTGTTCACCACGATCACAGCGGTGACGATGTCGTTCTCATCGAGTTTTGCAAAGTGTGCCATCATGCCACCACGAAATTGCCAGAGCTTGTAAAACTGTGCACCTGATAACTGCCGCTTGTCGTCTTCGTGCCGCCAGTAATCGTTCTTCCAGTGGCGTCTGCGGTCAGATAACGGATAATGAAAACACCGCTATTGCCCGGTTGCCCGGCTGCGTTTCCGCCCCCAGTATTTTCTCCGCTAGCATACGGAGAGGCAAACGAACCTGCACGATAGGCTTGGCCCGGATCGCCGTCATACCCGCTTCCGGGACCGCCGCCACCGCGATAAACAGAAGAGCCTGTAATAGACGATGCAAGGCCAGCACCGCCGTTCCCGGGAGTTGCCGTGGCACCAGAATTTGTGCCATTCGTACCAGCCCCACCAGCCCCCCCACCGCCGCCGCAACAAAGATTGCCGGGCGGAATAATTTCCACACCTGATCCGCCGATAAAACCCTGCGAAGGTGTGGCTCGCGTACCAGTGCTGTTGCCGCCTGTTGACCCGAAATTACCGGCAGGTGCGTTTTGATATTGATAACCTGCGCCGCCTTTGTAAGCGGTCAACGAATTAAAAGTTGTGTCGTTTCCATTGCCGCCAATACCAGCACCGGCACCTACAACGACAGGATATGTGTTGTTTGTCAGCGTAGATGAGCCTGTGAGATATCCGCCTGCGCCGCCGCCGCCCGCCCCCACAACGCCGCTGCCCGAGCCACCGATCATCAGGTATTCAATCGCGATGGGGACCGGAGGAGCCGCCCCGCCCAAGAACCCACGCTTCAGCCAAAGCGCAAGAATACTCAAGGCTGCACCACCAGAGTGATCACCCTCGCTCCGCCTTGGTTGACCGCCGACGCTGCCGTGCCGGAGCGGATCTTGAGGTGCCTGAACCCAACCCAGTCGCCAATGGCCAGTGAGCTATAGTAGGACGCCGCTACAGTAAGTGCCCGCTCCGTCGCACCGTCGTAGACATTGAAGTAGTCCGTGTCGTTGACACTGCCTTGGAATGTGAGGCTGGCCGCAGTCCACGATGCTGGCATGATAATGGCCACAAGCTTACGCCCCTTGAGGTCCACCGCTCCGGACAGGCTCGCTCCGTTGGCGATAGTGACAGTCGTGGTCTCAACCATCTGGGAGCCAACCGGCTTCGCGTCATACGTGCCCAGCGTCATGCGTGTCTCCCGCTACTATGCGTTCGCATAGTACACACTTGTTATTCGCTATGCAAGCGAAAAAATCCCCCCGCTGATTAGGCGAGGGGACAGGGACACACGGACCCACCTGACCGAGAAGGGGGGGGGACCTCGGCCAGACCACCTGCCTAACACGCCACAGGGGCTATGTCCAGCCCGCCGCAGAAACTGTCTTGATCTCCCGCGCCTTGGTAACCAGCCCCCCGTCACTGGCCGACATGACGTGCAGCATGAAGTACTGCAGGGCTTCGGCGATGTGGGAGTGCTTGTTCTTGTCTATGGTCTCGTTCTTCTTGTGGTAACGGTACCCACCCATCATGGCCGCTTTAAGCTGTGTACATCTTGGGTCAACCAAGAACGCAGCGTCCCCGTCAACCTGCCGCATGAGATAGTCATCGACCGCGTTAACCCGTGCAGAGATGTTGTTGGTCTTGGCAGGTATGACCTTGAAGCCCTCTGCCTTGATGATGTCCACCGCACTGCGCTCGTCCGTCTGCGCCCTCTGTATGCCTGCCGGATCCGTGACGATAAGCACCGACATGCCGGGAAACCTCTCATAGAGCAGGGGCTTCAGCACCGTCCTTACGAACCTCTGCACCCCCATGTCGAAGCTCACCGCCTCGGCAAGCACCAGCGCCCTGCCCCTAGGATCCATCTGCCCCAGCACAGCCGCAGGCGTCAGACCAAGGTCCATCCCCACCACAAGCGGCCTGACGCCGTTTGATATGTGTCGCAGGCTACCTTTCGCCATGTGGTAGTCTGGCCGGAAGTACTTGTAGACCGGCTTGCCCGCAGAGCTTAGGCCGTAGTCTCCATCAATGTAAACCCTGACATACTCATCCGACCGCCCGGTTGTGTCGTAGTACCCTTCCGGCAGGTTCTCCACGTTCTCCGCCAAGGGCGACCGCCCTGACGGTTGCCTGAACAACTCCCACTTGTTGTTGTTAGCCGAGACGCCGTCCTTGGGATCCAGATGCTCCATCTGGTAGTACCACCACGTCTCCATGGTGGGAGGGTTGGTATCTGCCCACATGCCATGCCAAGTCGGCCCCCCGTCCTTCTTTGACGGGAACCTCCCGATACGTTTAGACATTGCATCGACAATGTCCGGGTGGATGTCCCGGCACTCGTTGAACCAAGCAAATGTCAATTCCAGCGAGTTCAGGTTAGCCACGTCGTCGGCGTCATCCAGCGCCCTGAACATGATCTCACACTCGACGTCCCCCAGCTTCAGATAGTACGTCTTGGTGGTCCGCATGAACGTGCCGCACACCCCATCGGGGAACCAGTCGAGGAACGTCTTGATTGTCGTGTCTGTCAACTGACGCACGGTCTCACGAACAACCGCACAGCGTGTACGCCTTTTACCCTTGGAGTCTGGCTGCTGCATGCTGGCCCGACGCAGGATCTCAAAGCAGCACGTCACGCTCTTGCCAGACCCCACCGGTCCCATGAGAACGCGCATCTTGGCGTCCGACAACATGAACTTCCTGCCAGTTGGCGGCGGTGTAAATTCAATCGGTTCCATGGTCAGGGGCTTCTTTCTGGCTAAGCCGTATGACCCTTATACGTCTGGGGGATTTGCGGTTACCCTTTATAACTTTAGTCTGATAAGATTCCTTTAGTTCGATAAGTTGTCTGACATAGGCTTCATAGTCGCTGATCCACAGGAAGTCTACTACGTCGGGGTCCAGCTTAGCTTTCATCCAGCGCCCACCCTGATGCGCTTGCCGAGGCAGGGATACGGGCAGGATCGTGATCGATGATCGTCATGGGGAGGTCCTGTCCTCCAAGGTTGATGCTTATCCTGACGCCACCAGAGCCCGCCTCGCCACTATCGCCCTTGGGCTCCAGCCCGCCCCACTTGACCGTTGACTTGATCAGGTCGGCCTTGACGGCAGGCGATACGGACGGGTCGTGTATCAGCAACCACGATGTTGTCAGGAGTTCTTCAGCCTGCGCCCTCGCCTTGAGGCGGAACGTCATGCCCTTGCTGATGATCTCTTCCCGGTAGCTCTCCACCCGCTTGAGGAATACCGGGTCGGCGTTGAACCCCATGAGGTCGGATGGGGACAGGTTGTGCCTGCTAAGTATATCATTGATAGGTTCGCCACTGCCTTCCAGACAGAGGGCTAGGTCAAACGCCAGTCGGTCGGACCATCTTGTGTGCAGGATAGCGGATCTGTCCATATGTGGATGATACGCGGCAGTTAAGAACAAATCAAGGGGGTGGGGGGAAGGGGTAGGAAAAGGGTATGAAACTTTACATTTTGGATTTTTGGGGTGTGCTTTGTGCGGTTTACCATCATGGGGGGTGGTGCGCGCGACCGGTCCGACTGCCCCCCTCCCCCTACGGGGCCGCACTGCCGCGCAGGTTATGCCTTTCGCTCGTTTGATCGAACAAACACGCGCTTGACTTGTTCGATTAGATGTGCCAATCTGTTTTTGCGGTTGGGGACCCCCCCTCCGCAGTTGTTTGACATGGAAGGTTACACGATGGGTTACGTCGTTGGTTACATCGATGCGGATTGGTCTTGGGTTGTGTGGTCCTACGCTGACTCGCCGGAAACGGCAGAACGCATAAGACAGACCCAGATCGCCAAGGATCTCGCACTCGGTAGCAGGCCGAAGAGATGGTGGAGAGTAGAGGAACGCACCAAGGCAGGCATGACGGACTGGTTGGTCAAGGAGCGGAACACACTGACGCCCTAGACTAGGACTGAGAAGCTCCGGGGAAACTCGGAGCTTCTTTTTTTGTCTTATTTTTTTCTCGTATAATACCTTATCCAGTCGGGGGGTTAGAGCGCTACGCCTTCGGATCGGTCGGCACGCCCGCGATCCCACGCGCTGCAGAAGAGGATAGGCCTTGCGCATTTGTTCGAACAATCGTTCGATTAACTTGACATTAACCTGTGTCTGTCATAGTCTACTCACGGTCGGAAACGAACCCGACCGGACTACAGATGTTTGACATTGTGATGCGCGCCGGGCGCTTTCCCGGCATTCTGAGGGCCGGACCCCGCGAGGGCCGGACCCTGTGAAGGAGAACTACCATGGCTAAAGCCACAAAGCAGACTCAGGCTTTCCAGAAGAACGAAGGTTCTTCATCAGGATGGGTGCCGAACGAGAAGGGTTGGTATACTCTTTTCGCTGGCGATATCCAGAACGAGGAAGCCTCGACCGCCTTCCGGATGACAACGGAAGGGCATGAGAGGCTCAAGGCTGCAATCGAGAAGCGTGTAGGCTTCCCGGTCAATCTCAAGGTGCGGCGTAACAACGTCAGCTTCACGAGATCCGAACAAGTTGCGAACAAGCCTCGCAACGTTTGGTAGGTCTAGGACTACGGGCTCCCGGTTTCCCGGGAGCCCACTCCTCTCAACAAAAGGGAACACATATGACCTACGTACTACAGACGAACATCGCCGACGCTGGCAAGCCAGAGGCATGGCGAACCGCAGAGTACTTCACCACAGAGGCCCACGCGCTAGCGGTCCTCGCTCAGATGCCCGACCCAACGGTCTGGCGAGTAGTCCGACAGGAACCAAAGACTGACACGGCGCTGATGATCGCTTGGTGGAAAAACTAATAGACTGGAGAGGCTCGGAGAAATCCGGGCCTTTTCTTTTTGCCTTTTGTTTTTGTATAGTAGGACCATACGTCGGGGGGTTATAGCTCGCATAAATCGCGCGCGTTAACTTAATGATATAACTTAACATTACTAATGTAAAGTATAGGGTGGTAACTTTAATCTATCTCGACTAACTTTAATCTATCAAAATCCTATTTCAAATAACTTTAATTTGCCTCGCTAACTTTACGCGTGTAAAGCGGGAAAACCACGGGATATGCAGGAAAATAAGGGTTATATATATAGTTAAGTTATAACTTTAATATAAATAAGGTAAAAAAGGTACGTTTTTTTAGTCAGGTTCACTACAGTTTGCGGAATAACCCTACACTCAGCAGGGACTATACCCCCCTACCCGTTTACCCCCACATTACCTCGAAAAACTTACCTTATTTAGATTGTTGGCGCTAACCCATTGATTCTACGTCAGTTCTCCGATACATTTAAGTTACCTCGCGCCCCTTTTTCTGCCTCATCCCGTGGATTATGTGTAAAGTTATCCGATTTAATATCGTATGTTCACCCTTTGTCTCTATATTTCGTCGTGTTTTATGTAAGTCATTACATAAACTGCGTTTTATGCAGTGAATAATGTTAAGTCTCGCCGGGGGTGCGACAATCTGCCACATGGACAGCGGCTCCGATCCGTGGCAGTCTCTTGGGGTCGGGGCGAATTGCGTCCCGATTTAAGTACCAATGAATGCTGTAAAGCAGGAGGAACCTATGTCTAACTTAGCATTTGCTGTAAAGTATTCGGCCAATGTGTCGATTACACCTGTCGCTGATGGCGGCTATAACGTCGAGTATATACCACCTGATGGCTGTATATCGCTTGCTCCCCCTGAATATGTATACACCCTTGAGGCCGCTGTTACCCTAGCCAAGCAGCTGGAGTACAGCCTTCGTATCTATAACCAGCAAGTTGAGCAGAGCGTACGGCAAGGCCGCAGGAAACCACGTTCCTATGGCCGTAAGTTCTATCAGGCCATTTAGGGAGGACAGACTATGAGCATTGATTACAGCAAGATCACCACCTTCATCGCCAACTTCGAGAGGGCAGAGAAGCTTATTGGTATCTATAACAGGACCAAGAACGTCATGGTTCTCGACCATTTCAACTACATGATGGACACTAACTGGGACCTGATCGAAAGCTTTACGCAGGAAGAAGTCGAATACAGTGAGATCCTGTGTGAACTGTGGGACGAAGAAAGGAAAGGCCTATGAACATGGATAGCATAGAGAAGTACAAGAAACTGCACGATAAGATCGACTGCTTATGGGAGGTATACAGCCTTGAAGACAGTGAACCTCTTGTGGACCTGTATCGGATGCTCATTGACCAAGCTGAAGAGCAACTGGATAAGCTGGTTTCAACGATGACACCTGAGGAAGTCGTTTACTGCGTAGGGGAGTCATGACCATGGAAAGTGAAGAGCACGAATCCTTCTGGCTGTCCATTGCGGCAGTGTTCATCATCGTCTTCGTGACGGTGGTGATTGCGGTATGGGATAAGCCATAACTGACACAGGACGAAAGCGTCGTGAGACGCTCATGGCGTTATGCGCCATCTGATGAGTCCATCAGTGTATAACACCTCTGGAGTATATCATGAAAGAGAACGAGAAACGTCTGTACATGCTTCGCTACGCTTCTGGCAGGCTGTACAGGATCAACACCACACAGAGCGACACACCCACGGCGCTCTACTTCTCCACCAAGGAGAAGGCCAAGCGTAAGCGTGATACTCTCAACGCACTGAGTGCAGGAGAGACCCTCGTGGTAAGTATCGGCCCGGACCACAAGCGGTATCGGACAGGTACAACTGCATAGCAGCGTGTACCCGGGACTACGGCCTAACTAACTACACACATCAAACTCTGGAAAACTGAAGGAGATACCTATGCAAGCTTCATTGCTGGCAACGACCCTTATTGCCTTGCACAAGATCAAGCGGTCACTGTGCATCGAAGGCGCTCCCGGTGGGGGTAAGACTTCTGTCGTGAGACAGACTGCCCGTACTATGGCAGGGTTAGACCCTGTCGAGCACATGGTAGGATCCATTGTTGTATACACAGGGCAGACTAACGCCATTGGTTACAGCGAGGTGCACCTGCCTACCAAGACTGTCGATGACTTCGGCATACCTGACATGCTGACCGGTGGCGAGACTATCGCTTACCGCCTGTTCGAGTGGTTCCCTGCCATACACAGGACCGATATCCCTGAGCAGGGCATACTGTGCTTCGACGACCGTAACCAAGCCAGCGCCGACATTCAGAAGGTTCTGGCCAATATCATCCAAGCAAGGACGCTTCACGGTGTCATGCTCAAGCCGGGCTGGCAGGTTGTCTCGACGGGTAACCGTCAGCAGGACAAGGCTGGCGCTGGCAGGGTGCTCAGTCACTTGCGTAACCGTGAGTCAGTGGTGGCGTTCGAGACCAGCCTCAAGGACTGGATCGCTTATGCCGAGGCGTCGGACATTCATCCTTATGTGGTGAGTTTCCTGCGTTACAGGCCTGAGTTGCTCCATGCCTTCGATGCTGACAAGCCAGCTTCACCTACCCCGCGTTCATGGGCTGAAGGTGTCGCACCGCTTATCGGTGTTGTGCCTGCCGAGGCTGAGCATGAGTTGTTCTGTGGTGCTGTGGGTGAAGGCGCTGCTGCTGAGTTCGTGGGCTTCCTGCGTATTGCTAGGAGCCTGACTAACCCTGCAGATATTATCCTCAAGCCTGACACTGCAGACATTCCGACTGACACAGCGACCCTCTATGCGCTCTCTGGCGCTCTGAGTTCGATCGTTGTCAGGGCGGATACACTGCAGGATGCACAGTTCAAGGCCGGTCAGATACTGCGGTATGTCAACCGGTTCGCCAGTGTCGGACGTGCTGAGTTCGGTGTCATCACTGTATCCAGCATGCTCAAGCGTAAGGACCTCAAGGCGGCATCCTTTCCGGGACTGCCTGAGTTCTTCATGCGTAACCAGTCCATGATGTTCTAGGGGGCGCTCATGACTTGGCTGGTAGTTACTTATCACTGCACAGTATGTGGTGAAAGCTGGCGTGATGAATGGTGCTGTGCCTGTGACGATGTATGCCCTGAATGCGGTACAGATACTCACGCCAGTGATTCAATTGACTCACTGCTACAGGGCAGCTGCGGCGACCCTGACTGTCCGGACTGCGGTACTATAAACTAACTTAACACACACAAGAGTGGAGAATACGATGAAACTCAATGACAGAGCCTTGCTGCTGACGCTCAAGATCAGCCAGTGGGCAGGACGTAAGCACGATAAGCAGGTGACCAAGCAGGTGGCCAGTCAGCATCACGCTGATGCCAGTGTCGGACGTTATACCAAGGCACTGCTGCCTGCTACAGGTTACCTAGAAGATGTCCACGCCATGACATCTACCCTTCGCCAGATGGTCTACCAGAACACCATGGCATGGGGCACAGTCGATGGCACGAGACTGCTTCCGGTGGGGAACTATCTCAAGTTCACCACTGAGTTCCGTAAACTGATGGCAGAACGTGATGCCATGGTTGAGCGGTTCCTGCAGGCTTATCCTCGCCTCAGGGAGGAGGCCAAGCTGTTCCTGCCTAACGGTCTCTACAAGGAGGAGGACTACCCTGATGTCGGTGCACTGCGCAGTAAGTTCGCTTGCAGTGTGGAGATGTCACCTATCCCGACTGATGACTTCAGGGTGCAGCTTGGCGACGATGAGCTAGCCCAGATCAAGGCTGACGTTGTCTCACGTACTGAGGCCAGTATGCAGCAGGCCATGAGGGAGGTGTGGCAGAGGCTGTATGACAAGGTCAAGCATATGGCCGACAAGTTGCAGGCACTGGATGACAGCGCCGAGCAGGACGGCAAGACTAAGGCACGGCTTCACGAGAGCACTATCGATAACATTCGTGAGCTGTGTGAGCTGCTACCTAGACTTAACATTACAGGGGACCCGGACCTTGAGGCCATGACACAACGTGTGGCTGACAGTCTTGGCACACTGGAGACTGAGGCGCTCAAGGCCGACCCTGACTTCCGGGGCAGGACGAAGGCGGAAGCTAACAACATACTGGACGCAATGGCTACATTCATGGGAGGCGTATGATGAGAGGCCAGACCAAGACCAAGCGCATAACACAGGCTGACTTCGATCAGCTTATCAGTCGGACACGTAGTATACTTACACTGGAGCACCCCTTCTTTGGGGTGCTTTCTTTTGGCATGGACCACGTACTCGATGACCGGATTGACCCACCTACTGCGTGTGTCAACGGTCTCATTGTGCGGTATCACCCTGAGTTCGTCGCGTCCCTCACTAAGGACGAGATGCTGTTCCTAGTAGCCCATGAGTGCATGCACCCTATGCTTGACCATATCGGCAGGCTGCAGGGACGTGAGCCTGAGCGGTGGAACATTGCATGTGACATCGTGGTCAACGACTACCTGACCAAGGACAAGATCGGACGTATGCCTGACGGTGGCGTCATTGACCCTGACTTGTTTCGTAAGGGCGGTGGCGTAGTCGAGCAGATCTACGACCTGTTACCGCCAGACGATGGCAGTTGCGGTGGCGGTGGGCATGAGCAGATGGACTCGATGGAGCCAGCTGATGATGTGACTGACGGCGCGATGGAGAGTAAGTGGAAGCCGTTGCTGACACAGGCTCTCAATGCGGCTAAGCAAGCAGGCAAGATGTCTGACACAATGCAGCGCCTTGTCGAGCAGGCAGTGGTGACACCGCCTGACTGGCGTACACTTATGACTGACTGGATGACACGGACTACAACGGGTGACCAGCGTACATGGTCGCGCCCTTCCCGGCGTATGGCTGCAGCTGGTATGTACAGGCCATCTACCTACTCTCAGATTGTGGGTGAGATTGTCATCGCTGTTGACTGTTCAGGATCCATCAACCCTGAGACACTTAACATGTTCATGGCACACGTGACTGAGTTGTGCCGTGACGTACAGCCTAAGCTTATACATCTTGCATACTTCCACACGACTGTCTTCCGGGTGGACACTTACGATAACGCTGATGATATCTCCATCAGCATCAACGAGACGGGAGGCACGGCGTTCTCGCCGATCTTCAAGCGCATCGATGACATGGGTCTCGACCCTGTCTGCTGCGTTGTCCTGACTGACCTTGAGTGCCACGACTACGGCGTACAGCCAGCATATCCTGTGCTGTGGGCTTCGACGACTACACAACAGGCCCCTTGGGGCCGGACCATCCACATCAAGTAATAAGGGGACTACACATGGCTACCGTTCGCATTACCGACGACCTCATCAAGGGCATGATCTTCCGCCTTGGGACTATCCGCAGACCTGAGGAGGACAGCCTGATCAACGCGCGTCCTGCCTTGTCGATGCGCTGCATCTATGACTACGTGATGCCTAAGGACATCATTAAACTAATCGAGAACTTGCCATCAAGACTGCGTCCTGAACCGCTCAAGACGATTAACTTCCAGATACAGAGCGCAGGACACAGCACTGTTCTGTATGACTCCGACATGGAGAGCGGCTTCAACAAGAAGCTCTATCCCATGGCTTACTCATCGTGGAAGCCAGAGAAGATCGGTCCGTTCAACGTGAGCCAGAATACAATACAATTTATAGCTGGGGCAGTGTGTACGGACGATGCCATCAATGACGACTACGATAATGTGCTGGCCTATGGACTTGCAATACAGAAGTATAAAACAGAAACAACCACCATGCAGCGGACGCTTCGGACATTCATGGAGGGACAGCCATCGCTTAACAAGGCGCTGATTGCCATGCCTTCGATGACTGCGTTTGTCCCTCCCGAATACAAAGCGAAGCTGGCCGAGGTGGTGGAGCGTAAGAAGCGTACACCTTCTGAGCCGAAAGCGACTGGGGATACTATGCCTGTTGTAAGTAACCTAGATACAGACGCATTTGCTCAGCTTGTCATGACTGCAGCAGGCACACGGGTATGAACGACAGACGGTGCGGTGAGTGTACTTTCTTCAGCGCCGACAAGAAAGGCATTGACAGGGTGTGGAAAGGACCCTGTATATTCAGAGGCATCAGGACGTCAGAGAAAACCGCAGCATGCGATGCATGGTTGCGCAGTGGATCTTCGTCCCGATTAATTGCAGAAGCATGGCATAAGCACCACGGAAATAACTAATGTCGTCTGGCCCTATCTTGAAACGCATACTTGATAGGGCCAGACTTTTCTTCCCTTACTTCAACGCAGACATGCTAACCAATAGATCAAGGCAGAAGCAATACACACTTCCTCGACAGTATGTGTGGTATATGTTGAGGGCTCATGGGATGAGCTATCCATGGATCGCACAGAACACAGGCGGATGGGATCACACAACTATTCTTCATGGCGTCAAGATGCACGCCACCAGACTAATGAATAAGAAAAGTTCATTG